ACGACACTCGCGTTTGGAACGGCGTTACTTGGTATCGCATTTCCTCCGCGGGAACAGTCGCCGTACCCGGCACGAGCAATCACGAAGTCCAGGGCACCAAGGCCGCGGTCGACATTCGCGATACTGGCGGAGACGCCGGCATCACGGTCAAGAGTTCGACTCGCGGTCAGTGGATCCGCCAGGTCTGTGCTAACTACGACATGGTCGCTAGTGGTGATGGTTTCGGTGAAGGTTGGCACTTCGATGTCAAGAACATTGCAAACGCAGTTCCCGGTCAGGGTGGAGGAGGCAGTATGAGTGAGCTCGACAAGCAGAACTTCTTGAACTCGCTCGGCTACGACACCGGTGCTCCTGGTTGGGGCGCGAAGTGTGAAGCAGCCACTGCTGATTTCCAGAGTCAGGTTGGTCTCACCGTCGATGGTAAATTTGGTCCGCTCACTGAGGGCGTCGCCAAGATCATCATGAGCGGTGGAAACTACACCAATCGTTCCGATGCGGAAATCCAGCAGCGACTTAAGGACCTTGGTTTCGATCCAGGTCCCGTCGATGGTAAGTGGGGTAACAAGACCTCTCGAGCAGTGTATCGTTTCCAGCGGGCTAACAACCTGACTCCCGATGCGCAGTTCGGTGATGCTTCCGCAGCGAAGGCCTGGCCTCCCGCTCCGGTACCCACCCCGGATCCGACACCGGTTCCCGAACCGATTCGTGGTCGCAATGCCACGAGTCGTCCCACTCTTGATATTCAGACAGCTCTCAAGGCTGCCGGATTTGATCCGGGTCCTCTGGATGGCACGTGGGGGAATCGTACTGCGGACGCAGTGTTTGCTTATCAGAAGTCTAAGTTCATCGATGCCGACTACGTTTACGGCGCGACATCCGATGGCTTCCTCTTCCCGCCGACTAACTTCGGTTTCGGTGTGGATTATTCATTCGCTCGCCCCGATCTCACGATGTTGAAGTCTCGCGGTGTTTCGTTTGTGGCGCGTTATCTTTGGCGTCCCAAGTACGACGATGGTCGTACCAACAAGGGTCTGTCCAAGGCTGAGTATGACGCTCTGACTGCTAAGGGTATTCAGGTCGCCTTCATTTATGAGGAAGACGGCAAGGAACTCACCGGCGGTCTGGATGCGGGTATTCGAGTCGCTAATGAAGCTGAGCGTTTCCGCAAAGCTGAAGGTTTCTCCCCCAAACCCATCTACTTCAATGTAGATTACGACGCCCAGCCGGCCGAGTACGCGAAGATCTTCGAGGCCCTTAAGGGTATTGCGCAGGTCATCGGTCTCGATCGTGTTGGTCTGTATGCATCTTACGATGTGATCAAGGCGGCATTTGACGCTGGGGTTATTAAGTGGGGCATGCAGACGTACGCCTGGAGCGAGGGTAAGTGGGACAACCGAGCTCAGCTCCGTCAGTGGAGCAATGGACAGTACGGCGGGTCCGTGGATTTCCAGTGGGCAACCAAGGCCGAATTCGGTCAGACTCCCGTTGTTATCCCGGAACCCGAACCGGAACCCGAACCGGAACCGGAACCTGGTGAGGATCTCACGATTTCTCGAGAAGAACTTCTCAAGGTTCGTGAGAGCGCCGCAATCGTTCTCGAATTCATCGACAAGCTTCTGGGCTAATGGCTACCGTGAGAGCGGCGGTCTTCTTTCAGAGCGTCGCCCTCACAACCGCCGACGGTATCCCAATTCCTTCCTTTTTTGGGATCAACTGGGACATCGTCGGCGGTTGGTCACTGTTCATCGGTCTGTGTCTACTCATTGTGGTAGGTGCGTTCCGAGAATGGTGGGTTCCCGGCCCTCGTTATCGTCGACTCGAGACTGCTTCTCAGAAACAGTCAGAAACCTTGTCGACAGTATCGGAGGCGCTTCGAGAGCAAACGCAAGCAAACGAAATCACTAAGCACTTCTTCGAAAAGACAGTCCCCAAGCGAGGGGAGCCAATAGAATGATCTTCGGAAGACGTCATCCACGCAAGGTTGACCCGGAAGAGCTAGATCGACAGACAGCAGAAATTCAGGACTACCTCGAGAAAGAGGGACCTCGTATGAGTTTCGTCGCAAACTGGCTTGAAAATCGCAAAGGACAGAACGGACTCGGAGAGGACTTCGACATTACATTCTACCCCCGAGGAGTGTGATACATGGACGTCCTTAACGTTCTGAACTCTATTCTGTGGGTGGCGAGTAATGTGTTCCTGGCATACACATCTGTGGTGCTGATCATCTTCCTTGTTGCCTACGTAATCATATTCGATCCTCGAGCGACAACAGGAGGTAAACTGATCTTTCAGTTTATGTTCTCGCTTGCGTGTATCGTCGGACTCGTCTTCATCGGCATTTTCGTAGATCCAGCCAGTAATAGTCACTGGACATATCTCCCCGAAAGTGTTGATCCATGGCGACCAATCCTGAGATTCGGCGTTTACGGGTTTACTGCGTATTCTATCACATCGCTCATGGTCCTATTGATCATGCGTAAGTGGTTCCCGCATAGACTCAAGAAAGCATCGGATCTCGTTCTCGTTCAGCCCCGTCACACTAGCGAGATTCCAATTGTCAAGAATCTACCAATTAAAGCGAAAACCTCGATGGGTCCAGCTGGTAATTCTCGAGAAAACTAACGTGACGATATTGTCGGGGCCCTCAGTAGGACCGCCAGAACTCGCAAGTGAGCTGTTATGGGTTTCATCGGCCCTTCTCCCGGCTCCTCCTTTCAAGACGCGTTCCCTCCCCAGGTATGACGCGAGAGTTCTGGCGGTCTTATTGAGGGCCCCGACAATTCCTATTCTTTTTGGCTCAGGAGGTGAACTTTGTCCGACGTAGATTCTTTCCTTGCCCATTATGGCATTAAGGGGATGAAATGGGGTGTCCGTAAGTCTAGTGACGCTCCGCGTCTTTCTCGTCGAGAGCGACTTGAGAAAGCCTATGCGACAAAGTACTCCGATGCCGTCGCCAAGAACAAGGCGGCAAACCGTATTCGCACTGAGAAGATCCTTCTTACCGTGGGCGCCGTTGCGGTAACTGCTGCGGTAGCCGTGGTAGTTGGTAAGAAACTCCATAGCGAATTCGCACCGATTAACCTTCCACAGGGTTCGTCTCTCCAGAATGTTAACAATCACGGAGACAACTTCGATCTTAACCGAATCACTTTCGCCACTTTCAAGAAGGGCGATAACAAGATCTATCGAGAGAAGTTCGCACTCGAGCTTTCCTCTAGGTCTGGACTTCGGAATCGCGTATACGCTTCCGAGCTGAAGTCTATTAAAGATCTGAAGATTCCCAGCAAGAGTCAGGCTAAAAAGCTTTATGTCGAGTGGGAAAAGAGCCGCGGAATCGATGGGGCTGCTTCGGGTAAAAGCGTGATTAAGCGAATGATTAACAACAATCGCAACACAATGGCCTTCGAAGGTAACATCAACAAGCCCGGAAGTTTCATGTCTTACATAGCCGAGAAGGGCTATGATGGCATTCAAGACGTCATGGATCAGCAGTCGTCTAAGTTGCGAGCGAAAGCCCCTCTCATGTTTGTGAATGGAGCTCAATCGTTGGTGGTCAAAGGCTCCGAAGCCATTGATCATCTCTCGCTTCACAAGAAGGCCGGATTCATTGATCAGGCTTACTACGATCAAGTTGTCAACAACCTTAGAGGATAGTTCAAAATAGGAGGTGAACAGACCCGATGCCGCCGCGCCGGAAAACAGATCTCGAGCCCAGTGGTGATGACCATACACCCGCTAGCCGACATCGTCCGGCAACCACCCCTGAGCTTCGAGAACAAGAATTGGTCGCACTCGCGTTCGATCTTGTCGAGAACAGGCTTAGAAAAGGTACTGCGACATCGCAGGAAACTGTTCATTTTCTTCGACTTGGTTCGGAGAACGCCAAGCTCGAGCGAGACAAACTTCGTCTGGAGAGCCAAGAAAAGATGGCTCGCATTGAACAGATGAGTCGTAACGATCGAGTGGAAGCACTCTTCGAAGACGCCATCAAGGCCTTCAAGGGTTACGCCGGAGAGGAGGTTTCTCCAGATGAGTTCACTCAATAGCAGGTCTTATTCAGGAATGCGTCAGTTTGACTCATTCGAGGAACGCTTCGACTATCTCGCCTTGAGTGGGGGTGTTGGACACTCCACATTTGGGCATGATCGATACCTAAACCAACAGTTCTATACTTCTCCAGAATGGCGCCGTGCTAGACGCGATGTTATTGTTCGAGACAACGGTATGGATCTGGGTATGGAAGGCTATCCGATCTTCGACAAACCAACGGTTCATCACATCATTCCGATGACGCCCGAGGACTTTGAGTATTTCAATCCATTGATTTTGGACTTGGATAACCTCATTCTGGTTTCTCACGAGACGCATAATGCCATCCATTTCGGATCCCGCGCTTTGCTTCGTGAGAAATTTGAAGAGCGTCGTCCGGGAGATACTAAGCTGTGGTGAACACATGGTCGATCACCTGCCGGACAACCTGGAGTTCTATCAACTCCTAATCATCCTCATTGCCGCTGTGCTGGCGGTTCTGGGCCTCGGATTCGTCATGATATGGGCGATCGTCAAGGTTCGGAACCAGCCAGCACCGGCGATGTTGACTATTACACTAGGTCTACTGACACTGGTGTCGATTCTCGCATTTTCTTTAACGCGAAACAATGTACTCGGTACTCTCGCAGCCACCGGTCTGGGCGCCCTCGCTGGCTCTCTTACCAACGTTTTGCAGTCGTATCGTGAGGACAAGGCGAAAGCCGAAGAAACCTCTCGGAGAGATTCCGAGACATAATCCCAGCTACCTTGGGAAACGTGGGGCGTCAGACGAGCTTTGGTCGGCTTCTGGCGCCCCACAATTAAACACGGAAGGAGAGACCATGCCTGCTATTCCGGACAGTATTCTGGACACAACCAAGAAGGTCCTTGGCATCAGCGCTGACTACGATGCGTTTGACGTCGACGTGCTCATGCATATCAACTCCGTGTTCTCCACTCTTCAGCAGATCGGTGCTGGTCCCGCTGAGGGATTCATGATTGAGGACAGCTCGGTGCTTTGGTCGACCTATCTTGGTCCCAACTCTATGCATCTCAATCTCATTAAGTCTTACATGTTCGTCAAGGTTCGACTTCTGTTCGACATCAACGCGACAACCTCGTTCGTTATTGCCGCTCTTGAAAAGCAGGCGTCTGAGATGGAATGGCGCATTAGCATTGCGGTCGAGAATGGTGAGTTGACACCTCTTCCCTCGCTATACCCAATCGTCGTCGAAGAAGTGGTTTGACATGAGATCGGGAATTTTTGGATCCGCGGTATCCATTCCTGTTTCGGGCGGTGGATCGTATGAAACTGCGATTCTGGCTGACAACCCTTTCTTCTATTTTCCCGGCAATGATACCGCAGAACCGGCCGTAGATCAGATGGGTAACATCACACCGTCTTCCCATATTGGTATTACTTATGGTGCCGATGGCGTGGGGGATAGATCGACGGCTCTTGGGATTAACGGCGCAGCTAGCGCTGGGATTACTCTACCCGCGGCAGCCACTATTGGGACACCCACCGCCCTAACTATCGAAATGCTCGCCGTGATGAACGTTTGGGTATCGGCGGATGAAATATTCCGGTGGTCAAACGTCATATCGCTACGTCACGGTAGTGATGGAGTAACTCTCTACTTCGGAGGACTTACGTCCGGATACGTTGTCGGATCATATTATACCGCACCGGATCTAACTGGAATTCACCATTGGGCAGTCACGTGGGATGGTACCACGGCAAAGTTGTTCGACAATGGGGTAGAAGTTCGATCGGGAGTTCGCGCCATGGGTATCCCGGGAACGAATATGGTTCTCGGCGGAAGCCCTGACGCTACGAACCGCAGCATGAGTGGTCGATTTGGCGGTGTCGCTTGGTACAACTCGGCACTCTCTGACTCTCAAATTCTCGCCCATGCTCAAGCTGCGGGGGTTGCATGATGGATGTCGACGACTTCCTTGCGCATTACGGAATTAAAGGTATGAAGTGGGGCGTTCGTAGAGCTTCTAAATTGGCCGCCAAAGAAGCGGATCAACGAGCTAGACGAGAACTGTTGAAAGACAAAACTCTTGATGAACTAGTTGATCGAAATCGTAAAGAGAAAACGCTAAAGGAACTTTTGGATGAGGATCTCAGTCCCAAAAGAACCGCTGCTAAAAACTTTACAACCAGCCTCGTAAAAGACAACAAAGACGCTATCGTTTCTGGTCTTTTGACTGGCGCTTCGGTTGCCGCAGGTATTGCCTTTATGGCGTACAAACTTAACAGAAGTTTCGACGGGATTACCATATCCCCCATTCCTTTAAGATGAGGAGGTGACATGACTGACGTAAACGACTTCCTCGCGCACTATGGTGTAAAGGGTATGAAATGGGGCGTTTCAAAGGGACTGGTTAGTCCCGGAGTACAGCGAACCAAAAAGGAAGAAAAGATTCGCACTCAGCGAAAGGATGCTCGTCGCCGGCGCCAGACGCTGAGCGATAAGGATCTGGACAAGCTGGTCAATCGTCTTCAGCAGGAGAAAAAGGTTAAGGATCTTCTGGATTCAGACCTCAGTCCTGGCCGAACCGCCGTCAAAAAGATCGTTCTAAGCTCCACAGGTGTGGTTGCTGGAGTGGCTCTTGCTGGTGGTATGAAGTACGGCATCAAGGCAGCTCTTCAGCGCAAGTTCGATATTGCCGAAGCTGCATCTTACGTTATTCCGAAGCCCAAGAAGTAGGAACCAATCATGGCTAAAAACTGTAGCTGCACGGTACGTCCGTGTGACGGATGCTCCCCCACCAGCACTAAGCCGGTAGAGGACGATAGTTTCGCTGCTTTCCTGGGTTACGAGTGAACTCGTGGGGGATCTTTTCCCGGGACGGCTTAGGTCCCCCACGTAACACCTAGAAAGGAGGGTCGGCGATGGCCCTATCGAATACGGCTGTGCCGTTGTATTACGGCATGTTCCGTCAAGCGGTTATCAACGGAGAGATTCCTGTTAATGAAAAGGTCTCTCTTCAGATGCTGCGAATCGATGCGCGCATCAAAGACTCTCGTTACTATTACGACGATCTGGCCATTAACGGCTTCGTCGATTTCTGCGAGAACGAACTGACCCTCACCGATGGTGAGCCTCTCAAACTTCTCGACACCTTTAAGCTCTGGGCCGAAGACCTTCTGTCTTGGTTCACCTTCAGGGAGAAGACCGTCTACGAACCTTCGCCGGACAACCACGGCGGTCATTACGTTCGTAAGATGGTTAAGCAACGACTTACGAAGAAGCAGTATCTGATTGTTGCTCGAGGTGGCGCTAAGTCCATGTATGCCGAAGCGCTGCATGCTTACGGTCTGACCGTTGACACAGCCACCACGCATCAGATCGCTACTGCGCCCACAATGAAGCAGGCCGATGAAGTACTTTCGCCTTTGCGCACTGCTATTACTCGCGCACGTGGTCCTTACTTTAAGTTTCTCACCGAGGGGTCGCTCCAGAACACCACTGGTAACCGAGCTCTCCGCCAGAAGCTAGTCAGTACCAAAAAAGGTATTGAGAACTTCCTTACTAACTCACTGCTTGAGATTCGCCCCATGCGCATCGACAAGCTCCAGGGTCTTCGTACTAAGTACAATACCGTGGATGAGTGGCTCTCTGGTGACGTTCGAGAGGACGTTATCGGTGCTTTGGAGCAGGGAGCCGCTAAGGAAGAGGGCTATTGGATCGTCGCCATCTCCTCGGAGGGTACGGTTCGTAACGGTTCCGGCGATACCATCAAAATGGAACTACAGGACATCCTTAAGGGTGACTACTGGGCTCCTCAGGTCTCGATCTGGTGGTATCACCTCGACTCCATCGACGAGGTTTCGAACCCGGCGATGTGGCCCAAGGCCCAGCCCAACATCAACTACACGGTTACATACGAGACGTATCAGGAAGACGTCGAACGAATGGAAAGTGTCCCTGCTGCGCGCAATGACATTTTGGCCAAGCGTTTCGGCATTCCGATGGAGGGTTACACCTACTTCTTCACGTATGAAGAGACGGTTCCGCACAATCCGAAGAACTTTGAGAGAATGCCGTGTGCCATGGGTGCCGACCTCTCTCAGGGCGATGACTTCTGTGCGTTCACTTTCCTATTCCCGCTTCGTGATGGATCCTTTGGCGTAAAGACTCGAGCTTATATCTCCGAACTGACAATGAGAAAGCTCCAGGCGGCTCTCGTCTTCAAGTATCAGGAATTCATGGCTGAGGGAACCTTGATGGTTCTTCCAGGCAATGTTCTTGACATGATGGATGTGTATGACGACCTGGACAAGTTCATTCTCTCGCAGGAGTATGATGTTCGTTGCTTTGGCTACGACCCTTACAACGCTAAGGAATTCGTTACCCGTTGGGAATCTGAGAATGGTCCTTTCGGTATCGAGAAGGTTATTCAGGGTGCTCGCACCGAATCCGTACCTTTGGGTGAGCTAAAGCATCTCTCTGGCGAAAAGGCACTCATCTTTGATGAAGCTCTTATGCAGTTCGCTATGGGTAACGCCATCACCATGGAGGACACAAACGGTAACCGAAAGCTTCTCAAGAAGCGACAGGATCAAAAGATCGATAATGTGTCGGCTCTTCTTGACGCCTGGGTTGCCTATAAGCTCAACAAGGATGCTTTCGAATAGGAGAAATTATGACCACTGAAGTGGACGATTTCCTCGCGCACTACGGTGTTAAAGGAATGCGATGGGGTAAGCGTCAGGCTGGTGAATCCAAGGCTGATCGACGCAAGGCCAATCGCGAAACTCTTCGCAAGGCTGGTGAGGAGCGACTGGATACTTCCGGTGGTTCCCGCGGCAAGGCGATTTCTAAGTCGGTCGGTAAGTCGCTAATGGTCAATTTGGTCACTAACGTCGGAGGATCGGCAATTACCTCGCTCGCTGGTAACAACCCGTCGGTTAGGATTGGCGTCGCCGCAGTTAACACCATCATTCAGGGTGTTGCGATCGGTAAGACGATCAATGAGATTCGCGCCGTTAACGAGGCGTCTCGGGCTCGAGAAGGATCTTAAAATGACCGACAACGTAGACGATTTTCTCGCCCATTATGGCGTGAAGGGTATGCGTTGGGGTAAGCGTAGTGCTGCCATTCCCGGAGTCTCGGCTAGAACAAGTCGAGAAGCTAGGAAAGATGCCGATGAATTCGCCAAGGCTAAGATGTTCTTTGGGGAAGGTGCTGGTACTCGACGGAAGTTGATTAAGGCCACGGTGGAAGCTAAGTCCAAGAAGGACCCGGCTTACGCTAAAGCTTTCGATCAGCATCTTAATAGTCAGGACCTCGGTAAGCGCGCTTCTCAGGCTCGTGGTGAGCGCAAGCGTAAGGATGTTGTTAAGGGTACGGCTAAGACCGCCCGCGGCGTCAAGAACCTTGCACTCGGTACCGGTGCCCCAGTAGCACTATCCGCTGTCGCAGTCTATGCGGCGTATAAGAATCCCGCGATTCGAGGCGTCGTTACAAAAGCCGGCAAGGCTACATATTCTAGCATCAAGAACTCCGGGTTGGTTGAATCTGGCGCACAGTTCTTGAAGAACTTTGGGAGGTGACATGTCTGACAACGTAGATGATTTCCTTGCCCATTATGGCGTTAAGGGGATGAAGTGGGGCGTTAGTCGTGCCACCGACGGAGTTAAATCCGCAGTTAAGCGAGGCAAAGAGAAATCTGCGGCAAAGAAAGCTGAGCGTCAGGCTAACTCTGAAGCTGCTCGAGATGCCGGATACACGAAGATGCAGCGCGTTAACGATCTTCAGAATGTTGGTCGAGGCGGAACTCGTAAGATCGAGAAACGAATCGCCAACGGCGAATCCATTGTTAAAGCTCGATCCAAGGAGTACGCATCTAGCACTGCCAAGGGTCTTGCCGTTGGCGCTGCAATTCTGGCTGGACCAATCGCGCTAGCCGTTCTGGATAAGGGTGCGGGTAATCTCGCCGCTTCTATTCAGGGTAAGCGTGGTGCCGCCGCTGCCGCAAAGGCTTTTGCCGACAATAAGGGACTTACCTCCTACAGCACAGTCGCGCTGGCCTTCGATAAGGCTTCTGGCGCCTGGAAGTAATAGCGATATCTATCTAAGAAAGGAGGTGGCTTGTGGGAATTCGTGATCGTATTTCTCACGCATGGAATGCTTTCGTAGACACTGAGAACCAGACCGAGTACTCGATGCCGTATGCTAATACATACGGTGCCAGTTACGGTCTTCGTCCAGATCGTCCTCGAGTTCGCATTTCCGGCGAAGGTTCGATCATTTCCGCAATCTACACTCGTCTTGGGGTTGATGTCGCTTCGGTGTTCATTCGCCACATTCGTCGCGACGCAAATGGTCGGTATCTCGAACAGGTCAATTCTGGCCTGAACGAGTGTCTCACCGTTGAAGCGAACTTGGATCAGGCAGCTACTGCCTTCCGTCAGGACATGGCCATGACACTCTTTGATAAGGGTGTTATTGCTGTGGTTCCGGTCGACACGACGATCAACCCCAAGTATACCGGCGGTTACGACATTAAGAGTCTTAGGGTCGGCGAAGTCGTTGGGTGGTTCCCGAAGCATGTTCGAGTTAAGATTTGGAATCAGGAGATGGGTCGTCACGACGAACTCATTCTACCGAAGCGAATCGTGGCCATTGTGGAGAATCCTCTCTATGCGGTCATGAATGAGCCAAACTCGATTCTTCAGCGTCTAATTCGAAAGCTCCAGCTTTTGGATCAGGTGGACGAAGTTTCGGCGTCCGGCAAACTCGACCTTATCGTGCAGCTTCCTTATGTCATCAAGACTGAGGAACGTCGTAAGCAGGCCAACAATCGACGTCTAGACATCGAAGATCAGCTTGCTCGAGGTAAGTACGGCATCGCTTACACCGATGGTGCTGAGAAGATTACTCAGCTTAACCGTCCTGCCGAGAACAACATGCTCAAGCAGGTCGAGTTCCTCACCGAACAGTTGTACAACCAGCTCGGTCTCACTAAGTCCGTCTTCGACGGTACTGCGGATGAGGCTACCATGCTGAACTACTACAACCGAACTATTGAGCCAGTTCTTCGAGCAATCTGTGAAGCCCTGAACCGAACGTTCGTGACCAAGACGGCACGAACCCAGGGACAGGCTGTCGACTTTGCTCGCGACCCGTTCAAGTTGGTTCCGATCAGTCAGCTCGCTGAGATCGCGGACAAGTTCACTCGTAACGAGATTCTCTCGTCGAATGAGTTCCGTGGCATCATCGGGTTCTCGCCATCGGAAGACCCCAAGGCAGACGAGCTTCGAAACTCCAACCTGACTCGGGAACAAACCGGACAACCCATAACTCCCGCTGAAGTCGAACCTATGCTCGAACTGAAGCAGATCGAACCGTAGAAAGGAGATCTTCAAAATGGGAGACCATATGCCCGACTTTAGCGGCTGGGCTAGCGTCAACGACCAGAAGTGCTCCGACGGTCGAACCATCAAGTCTGGTGCCTTTGCGCACATGGACAAGAAGAAGGTTCCTCTCGTCTGGCAGCATCAGCACAATGACCCGGGCGCCGTCCTCGGTCATGCCATTCTCGAAGACCGCGCATTCGGAGTATTCTGTCATGGATACTTCAACGCGAGTGAAGCTGGCCAGCAGGCCAAGTTCATGGTCCAGCACAAGGACATCGAAGCTCTCTCGATCTTCGCCAACAATCTCAATGAGCGTCGTGTAGACGGCGGTCGAGAGGTTTACCACGGCGATATTCGCGAGGTCAGTCTGGTGCTTGCCGGAGCCAATCCTGGCGCCGTTATCGAGAACGTTAACCTCGTTCACGGGGATTCGTTCATCGAGGATGAGCACGAGGCGTACATCTTCAACGAGCAGCCTCTTGCTGAGCTTGTTCATTCTGAAAATGGCGCCGAATCGATCATCGAAGACGACACCGACACATCGGTTCAGGAGGTCCTCGGATCCCTGAATGATGACCAGAAGGTCGTTGTTCACCACCTTCTCGAGGCGGCACTTGTGCACGCTGAGGGCGACTCTACCGAATCCCTTCAGCACGCCGACGACAACATGCAGCAGGTCTTTGACTCGCTGACTGGTGCTCAGAAGATTGTGGTTCATCACCTCATTGGAGAAGCTCTCGCTCACTCCTATGAAACGTCTACTGAAGGAGACAACATGCCCACCGACAACACCCTGGAGCACGCCGAAGACAAGACGGTCCAGGACGTCTATGACTCCTTCACGGAGGAGCAGAAGGCGGTCGTTGCTTATCTTATCGGAGAAGCTCTCGCTGAGACCGATTCCGGCGAGCTTGCTCAGACCGGCATTTCCGAGGATGACAAGGAATCCTTCCTTGCTCACTTCGACTCTAAGATCCAGGAAGGATTCGACGCAATGCGACACAACCTCTTCGAGCAGGCCGGCCTCACCGGCGACGCTTCGACCGGCTCGGGCCAGGCTACTCTGAGCCACTCGCAGCTTGACACCATCATGTCCGACGCCAAGCGTGACGGCTCGCTCAAGGAGGCCATCCTTGCGCACGCTCAGGAGTATGGTATCATCGATATCGACCTCCTGTTCCCGGACGCCAAGGCGCTCCAGAACACGCCTGAGCTCCTCAAGCGTCGTACCGAGTGGGTCGCGACGGTGCTCGAGGGCACCCGTCACTCGCCCTTCTCGCGCATCAAGACGCTCGTGGCCGACATCACCGCCGAAGAGGCGCGTGCCAAGGGTTACGTCAAGGGCAACATGAAGAAGGACGAGGTTATCAAGCTCCTGAAGCGAGTGACCACGCCCACCACGGTCTACAAGAAGCAGAAGCTGGACCGTGACGACATCATCGACATCGTCGACCTGGACGTCGTTGCCTGGCTCAAGGCTGAGATGCGTCTCATGCTCGATGAGGAAATCGCGCGTGCGATCCTCATCGGTGACGGCCGCGAGGTTGACGACGAGGACAAGATCGACGAGGACCACATTCGGCCCATCGCGTTCGATCACGACATGTACTCGCACATTGTCACGCTGGCGGCTGAGTCGTCCGCGAATGACATCGTCGAGGGCATCCTCTACGCTCGTCGTAACTACAAGGGCTCGGGCAACCCCGTCCTCTTCACCACGGACGAGATCCTCACCGACCTCATCCTGCAGAAGGACAAGGTTGGCCGTCGTCTCTACGAGACGCAGGAGTCGCTTGCGGCCGCGCTTCGCGTGTCTCGCATCGTGACCGTCGAGGTCATGGAGGACACTCCTGAGATCCTCGGTATCATCGTCAACCTGCAGGACTACACGGTTGGTGCTGACGCTGGTGGCCGTATTGGCATGTTCGATGACTTCGACATCGACTACAACCAGTACAAGTACCTCATCGAGTCCCGCATCTCGGGTGCGCTGACGAAGCCCAAGTCGGCTCTCGTCATCAAGAAGAACCTCGGTACGGTGGTTACCCCGACGCAGCCGACCTACGTGCCGGCGACTCACGTCATCACCATCCCCGCTCAGACCGGTGTGAAGTACTACATCGACAACGTCGAGCAGACCGCTGGCGCCCTGCCCGCGATCACCGAGTCGACCGAGGTCGAGGCACGTCCGGCTACGGGTTACTCGTTCCCGCACGGCATCGACACCGACTGGTTCTACGCGTACTGAGTCGAGGAGTAATCCTTCAAAATGGCAGACAAGTTCTTCGGTAAAGTCGGTTTCGGCAAGACTGAAGAGACTCGTCCTGGCGTACGGGAGGACGTCATCACCGAACTTGAGTTCTTTGGTGACGTCCTCCAGCCCGGTCGTTCCGTCGATGACGGTGAGAATACGACCAGTCGTAATAACAGGGTGAGTAATCGAATCAGTATTCTGGCTACCGAATACGCTTTCAAGAACGTCCCTGCCATTAGATTCGTCGAGTGGGAGGGCGTTACTTGGTACATCTCCCGGATCGAGAAGAAGGAACCACGCCTGATTCTCAGTCTCGGGGAGGTGTACAATGGTCCCCGGGCCTCCACCCCCTAGTCCTCCAACCAATAGACAAGAGGTATTGAACGAAATCTTCGTTGATTTCCTTCAAACTCGAAACGTCTATTTCGGTGCGGATGAAAACACCAGCATGGAGTATCCAGCCATCGAGTATCACTACGATGATCAGGATGCTATCTACGCGAACAACGATCCCTATCGACGGGTCGATGCGTGGCAGGTCACTTGTATCGATCGCGATCCTTCGGTTCCGGTTCGAAACAAGGTGGAGACGCTTCGAGCTAGGTTTGAAAGAGCCTATTCTCAGGACGGCCTGTACCATCGAGTTTATTTCTTATACTTCTAGAAAGGAAGTAGATCATGGCAATCCTTACCTGGGATGGCACCGGTGAGCGTCTTTACGAGACCGGTGTTGACCGAGGCGTGCTGTACATTCCGACTGGCGGTGTCTATGACACTGGTTACGCTTGGAACGGTCTGACCGCGGTTACCGAGTCGCCCACGGGCGCTGAGGCCACGGCACTGTACGCCGACAACATCAAGTACCTCAACCTGGTTTCCGCCGAGGAGTTCGGCGCGACCATCGAGGCTTACACGTATCCGACGGCCTTCGCCCAGTGCGATGGTACGGCCAACCCCTCCGCGGGTGTGTCGATTGGTCAGCAGGCTCGAAAGACCTTTGGCTTCTCGTACCGCACCAAGCTCGGTAACGACTCGGTCGGAGCTGACTACGGTTACAAGCTGCACCTCGTGTATGGCGCCCTCGCGGCTCCGTCGGAGAAGGCCTACAACACGGTCAACGATTCGCCCGAGGCGATCACGTTCAGCTGGGAAGTCACCACGACTCCCGTGCCCGTTACGGGTTTCAAGCCGACGGCGATCATCACGATCGACTCGACCAAGGTCAACGCGGCCAACCTCACCGCACTCGAGGAGGCGCTCTACGGTACCGCCGGTACCAACGCTCGCCTCCCGCTGCCTGACGAAGTAGTGACGATGTTCGCTGGTGGTCAGACCACTGTTACGCCGACCGCTCCGACGGCCACCGCGGCTGGTGTCATCACCATTCCGACCGTCACTGGTGTCACGTACCGTCGTGCAGACACCAACGCAGTCGTCACCGGCACGGTCACGATCGCGGTGCTCAACGACACGCTGGTCATTCGTGCCACGCCGTCGACTGGTGCATACAAGTTCGCGGCTGGTTCGGACGACGACTGGTCGTTCAAGAAGACTGCCTAACAAGGGGTGATCCACGTCTGAAAGGAGACCGGGGAATGCCAGTTACAATAACAGTGCCGGGCGTTGAGTCTTGGGACGAGTCGACGGAGCAATTCGTCACTACTCCAGAGACTGTTCTGGTGCTTGAGCATTCCCTGGTCTCCCTTTCAAAATGGGAGTCAATCTTTGAAAAGCCATTCCTAGGGAACGGCGAGAAGACTACCGAAGAGACGTATGCATACATTCATGCAATGTGCTTGGATGAAAATGTTGATGGTAGCGTTATGTTTAGACTCGGTAAAGACAACGTTAACAAGATTAACGACTATATCGAATCTAACATGACCGCTACCACTTTTTCTTCACTTCCGGGAAGACCATCTCGGGAGATAATTACTAATGAGATTATTCGATACTGGATGATCTCATTCAACATACCGCTAGAGTATGAAACTCGACATCTGAATCAGTTGTTCACGCTAATTCGAGTTATGAATGAGAAGAACAAGCCTCAGAAGAAGATGTCTAGAGCTGAACTCGCGGCTCGCAATCGTTCTCTTAATGAGCAGCGTCAGAAACAACTAGGCACTACCGGATAGACGGGGGTTGGGGTGAGACTTAATTGGGCATCGACCGGAGAACGATTCTTCGAGAGCGGCGTTGACCGAGGGGTAGTCTACCCCAACAACTCCCCCGGAATTGTCTGGGATGGTATCATCTCGGTTAGCGAATCGCCGTCTGATGGAGAACCTCGACCGTATTTTATAGACGGTAAGAAGTATCTAAATGTCGCTTCATCCGAAGAGTTTGAAGCTGAGATCGAGGCATATTCTCCACCGGATGGTTTTCCGGACTTCGATGGTTTGATGGGGATTACAAATGGCCTATTCATCGGCCATCAGCGCCGCTTTAGTTTTGGATTTTGCTATCGAACTATGATCGGTAGCGACTCGGACCTGGACTATGGGTATAAGCTACATCTGGTTTATCGGGCTTTGATTTCACCAACATCTCGAGACAACGCGACTTTGGGGGATTCTATTTCTCCAACTTCGCTATCTTGGAACATTACAACGTCTCCGGAACGAGTCATCGGGATTAAACCGACCGCGCATTTTGTAGTCGACTCCACCAGAGCGAATCCACTAGTCGTCGAAACACTCGAAACCATTCTCTACGGTGACGATCTTAACGATCCGAGACTTCCGCCGGCGACCGAATTGGTAACTCTATTCTCTTAATGATCATTCCGGAAGGAGGAATTGTGGCTCGACTTACTTGGGGAACCATCGGAAAACGATACTTCGAAGTAGGCGTAGATCGAGGAGTTCTCTATCCTCAGGTTGGGCCTGGAGTTCCTTGGAATGGTCTTACTGGAGTATCGGAAGCTCCTTCCGGTGGGGATCCTCAACCATATTATCTCGATGGTTATAAATACCTGAACGTTTCTTCCGATGAGGAATTTTCAGCAACCATCGAAGCGGTTTCTGCACCATTCGAATTGCTCGAATGTGACGGGTCTAAGGAATTCCTTCCCGGACTGTTTGTTACGCAGCAAACTCGCAAACCTTTCGGTATGGCGTATCGGACAAGAATCGGAAACGACGATGACGGTATCGATCATGCGTACAAGATTCATCTTGTATACAACGCATTGGCTTCGGTGTCGACAAGAGAGAACAAATCTAGAAGTGATTCGATCGATCTGCTAACTCTTAGTTGGGAAATTTCCACTCTTCCTCCGGACATCGTTGGATATCGGCCTAGTGCTCATTTTGTTGTGGATTCTCGAAAGACGCCTTCGGCGTTGATGATACAACTCGAGGACTTGCTTTACGGATCCGATAGTAACGACCCATATCTGCCCTCCGTGGTTGAAGTTATGGAACTCTTTGCTAACTTCATTCCGACATTGTCGTTCACGATATTCCCGGATACTTTCACTGGTTTGTATCCCATATCCACGACAATCAGTATCGATACCGATCTCGAAATTTCGAACGTCGAAGGTTTCTACCTTATTCCTGTTGGATCCAGACTGGGCGCCACTTCTACGCCCGGGCTTTACATTTTGGGGACATAAATGCCTTATAATCTTGTGGTTGCGGTAGATGAAGGTTATAATCTCCCAGCTGAGGTTATCCTGGCATTGGCGACCAGCGAAACCATCGCCGAAGCTATTCGAGATGTGATCAACGCGTCGCTTTCCGCGGGTTCTCATGTCAACTTGAGTGTTGTGTCGGATGACGCCCTCGATAGCATTTCGATTACTGTTGCGGATGCTACCACCTCGACAAAAGGTGTCGTGCAACTCACCAACCATCTCGGTGGTACTGCCGCGGCCCCCACGGTTCGGTCGGCGACTACTTCGCTGACTGGTATTTCGGAACTGGCAACCAACGCAGAAACGATCACCGGTACCGATGCCGCTCGAGTGGTTACTCCGGCGGGTCTGACGGCAGTTCGCGGTTTGTACGTTGCGGTGAATGCACAGACCGGTACGACCTATGCCCCAGTTCTTGCGGATCAGGGTAAAGTCGTTACTCTGTCTAACGCCGCTGCGATCACGGTTACGCTTCCTTCGGATGCTACTACAGCGTTCCCGATTGGTACGGAAATCGTCTTCGTTACTACCGGGGCCGGCACTGCGACATTTGCAGCTGGCGCTAGCGCCGCTGTAACTGGAGTAGCCCTGACTGCCTCGCAGTGGACCGTGACTACAGTGATTAAGACTGCAGCTAATACCTGGGTTGTCAGCCCCGTGGCTGCCGGCGGCGGTGGAGGCGCTGCGTCCTGGGGTACGATTACCGGAACTCTGTCTTCTCAGACGGATCTTCAAACGGCGCTGAATGCTAAGGTTACGGCATTTGCCGATCCGAATGCCGATCGTATCATGTTCTGGGACGATTCCGCTGGAGCGTTTGCTCCTTTGTCGGTGTCTTCAGCCTTTTCTATTTCCGGAACAACGATGGGTCTAATTACTGGATCCACGGGTTCTGCTGGTATTCTACAGCTAGCCACTAATTCGGAAGTTGTAACTGGAACGGACTCAACAAAGGCTGTCACTTCGGCAGGCGTTACCGCGACAAGAGGGTTGTATGTTGCGGTAAATGCGCAAACGGGTACAACTTACGCTCCTGTCCTTGCGGATCAGGGTAAGGTTGTCACTCTGTCTAACGCTGCGGCGATCACGGTCACGCTTCCTTCGGATGCCACCACGGCATTCCCGATTGGTACGGAAATCATTTTCGTTACTCTCGGCGCAGGAACTGCGACATTTGCAGCTGGCGCTAGCGCTACGGTAACTGGTGTGGCTTTGACAGCTTCGCAGTGGACCGTAACTCGAGTGATTAAGACCGCGGCCAATACTTGGGTTGTGAGTCCTGTAGCCGCGGGCGGCGGTGGCGGTGGTGCCTCTTGGGGTACGATTACCGGAACTCTGTCTTCTCAGACGGATCTTCAAACGGCGCTGAATGCTAAGGTTACGGCATTTGCCGATCCTAATGGTGATCGTATCATGTTCTGGGATGATTCGGCGGGGGCATTCGCTCCTTTGTCGGTGTCTACCGTTTTTTCTATTTCCGGAACGACAATGGGTCTCGTAACGGGCTCAGTTGCCTCAGCCGGCATCCTCCAGCTAGCTTCTAGTTCGGACGTTGTAACCGGAACCGATACAACAAAGGCTGCCACTTCGGCGGGCGTTACTGCGACTAGAGGTTTGTATGTCGGAGTAAATCCGCAGACTGGTACCACGTATGCACCAGTCCTTACGGATCAGGGCAAACTGGTTACTCTGTCTAATACTGCTGCGATCACGGTAACGCTTCCTTCGGATGCGACGGTAGCTTTCCCGATCGGTACTCAGATTGATTTCTCAATCATCAACACGGGTCTTGCGACTTTCGTTGCTGGATCCGGGGCTACTGTCAACGGTACTCCTTCGTTGGTTGCTCGCGCTCAGTGGTCTTCGATGACCGCCGTTAAGTATGCGGCAAACTCGTGGATTCTTATTGGGGATCTGGCTTGACCGTATATATTTTAGTACACGCTAAAGCGGCAGGAGTTGCTTAATGGTTTATGGACACGTAACGGGAACTACGGTTGATTCTATCGGTCAACCGCCTCATACGATTTTCGACGGCGTTCGATGGTGGGATCTTCGAGATAGGAATCCTTCAACTCTGGCTTTGGCCGGATGGTATCTTATCACAGAAGCTGCCCGACCGGCAGATACCGAGACTATTACTTGGGTTTCCTCGTATGTGTATTCGGAGAACACCATCACTCAAGTGTGGACCCAGCGAGAAAAGACTGTAGAAGAGATCGAGAATGAGTTGGTTAATTCCGAAAGGAATATCCTGCTCACTCAGTTGGCTTCGGGAATCGCCGATATTACTGCGGCTCGAACTGCTGCTCAAGATGACATTGCTCAGGCTGACATCCTTAAGGGTCAGGCCGACGCGCTGTCTAATCAGATCGCTACACATATTACGCAGATTCAGGCTTTCGCGCCAGGAGCTACGTACAGTCAGGCACAGATGAATGCCATTCGCGACGCGATTGTTGCAATCACGCAGCGACAAAAATCCATCACTGATGCTATGGGATCCATGTATCAGTATCGAAAAGCGGTCGATCAGAACGCCGTGACAACAGACAACGCCATTCTGTGGCTTGCTCGAATTGTCTCGGATAACATCATCGACTAATACATATCTGCCCGGAAGGAGCCTCCCGAATGACTAGACTTGTTTGGGATGATCCCAGCAAACGTTCCTACGACATCGGCGTTGACCGAGGCGTTTTCTACCCCGTTTTGGACGGCGTAGGAATTCCGTGGAATGGTCTGGTCTCGGTTACAGAGGCTCCTTCCGGTTCGGATATTTCCGAAAACTTCGTGGATGGTCGAAAGTTTCGAATCCAAACGAAGAATGAAAGCTTTGCTGCGGAGATCCAGGCGATCACATATCCCGAAGCTTTCGAACCATTTTCGGGACTTGTAGACAGAGTTTCGGGACAACCGAAATTGCCCTTTAATTTTTCATATCGAACTGGTGTCGGTATAGATTCAGAGATCGAGTCTGGATACAAGATTCACCTCGTTTATAATGCTATGGTTACCCCCGCCGGTGTAGACAACACGTCTATAAACTCTGGCCTAGAACCGATTAATTTCGGTTGGGAACTAACCACGACCCCTATTATTTTGTCGACTGGTGAGCGCACGGCACACTTGATTGTCGACTCGACCAGGGCTTACTCGTGGGCCATTGAAGCTTTGGAGAATATTCTCTACGGCGACGATCTCAACGATCCTAGATTTCCGTCGATGGACGAAGTTATAGAGTTGTTCGAAGAGGCTTCGATTCTCCGCATCACAGATCACGGCGATGGGTCTTGGACTGCAGAAGGTCCGGATGACGCCATTGTAATGCTCGACGCTACCAGTTTCGAAATCACCTGGCCGAGCGCTATATTTATCGATTCGAATTCATACACGATCAGTTCTCTTTAAGAAGGGGGTCTCATGGCTACCGTGAGTGGTCTAACTAAAGAACGAATGCTAGCTATTGAGGCGTCTTGTATTGTTTCAGGCGCTGTAGATCTGTCCAACCATCTTATTCTAACGAGGCAAGATGGCGGAACTATCGATGCCGGTTACGTAAAGGGTGATCCTGCGGATCTTCCGAATCGACTTAACAATGGCGGCCAGACCACTTCGGATTGGAACCTAGCCGTCGAGCCGGGTTTCTACACCAGTGCTGTTGGCGCCACTAACTCTCCCGATCCGTCGAAGAGTTGGAGTGGACTTGTTCGAGTCGGACCTTCGGGGAAGCTCATTCAAGACCTCTCCAATTCGGATGCCGATGCGATGTCTGGGGTCACGTACCGACGCACTATGACTGCGCCGGCGACATTCACTCCTTACGAACCGACCTCTTTGGTCATCGGCGATGACGTTGTGGATTGTAACGACTGCGTACTTCCGGGGCAGTACCGAGTTCTAAACACGGCATTGAACACCGCGACCGTTACTAATCTCGGATTGCTCGTAGTTTATCGAGCGGTCGATAGTACCGAAAGCTTCATTCGTCAGGAATTCCGAAGGGTGTTCACCGACGCCACCGGAATTCTGGATCGTCGTCGTTGGGTTCGAGACTCATACGATGGTGGTGCTACTTGGGAGCCGTGGGTTCAGGAATTCACTTATGGATTCTATCGGTCTTCGTCGGTTATGGCGTTGACAACCACGGCTCAGATCATCCCTTTCGACACAATCACCTACGCGCACCCCGACTTTACATACACCACGGGCGGTACTTGGACTTGTACTCGAGACGGGATTTACGCTATCTCGGGAAGCATAAGTGTTGGGACTGCTTCGGCACCGGTCCTTGTTCAATTCTTGTTTGACTACGAGGGTTCTAATCTCTATGCGGTACACGGCCGCGCCGATACACTCGGAATCTCGACTGTGAATTTCACCAACATCTATAGAGAGTTCTCTGTCGGGGAATCCTTTACCATCGAGGGGGCTCGAGGTTCTACGGGTACCGTGGCCATGGGTAACAGCACCACCCGAACTTGGTTGAGTATCGAATCCGTATAGGTTTTCGTCAAAATGGGAGTAAACATGATTGTGTTCGAACATAAAGGTGACTTTAAGAACACTGATCGCTTCCTTAGGCGTATGACCAAGGCGGATTTCGCCAGTATTCTTCAGCGGGTTGGTAAAAGAGGCGTGTCTGCTTTGGCTGCGGCCACGCCTATAGATTCCAGTTTGGCTGCCAATTCTTGGGGATACGAAACCCGTAGATCTCGGGGGTCTTTCGAGATCAACTGGACTAACTCGGATATTGAGAATGGTTTTCCGGTGGTTATCGGAATCCAATACGGTCACGGAACCGGAACCGGCGGATACGTTCAGGGTAGAGATTTTATCAACCCCGCTATGCGACCGATTTTTGAACAGATTTTAGCTGACCTTTGGACGGAGGTGACCACTGCATGAGTAGCAAGATCGACGAACGCGTCGTCGGAATGAAATTTAACGGCGATCAGTTCCAAAAGGGCGTTGCCGACACAAGCAAGGCTCTCGAAAAACTGAAGCAAGGCTTGAATCTGGGGGACGCGGCTAAGGGTCTTAATGATCTGGATCGAGCCGGGAAAAACTTCTCTCTGACTAGCCTCGCCGATGGCGTTTCGGAAATCGCGTCTAAGTTCGGCGCGATGTCTGTAGTCGCGATTACCGCGCTCGCCAACATCGCCAATCGTGCGGTGGATGCCGGTATAACCATCGCTAAGTCGCTCACCATCGATCCAGTCAAGGCGGGATTCGCTGAGTACGAGCTCAAGATGGGCTCGATTCAAACCATCCTCTCCAACACCGCTCGATACGGGACTCAGCTTCCCGAAGTTACAGCCAATCTTGACGCGCTCAACACGTACGCCGATAAGACCATCTATAACTTCGGAGACATGACCAAGAACATTGGTCTGTTCACCAATGCCGGTCTTCAGATCGGCGAAGCAACGTCCCTCATCAAGGGTTTCTCCAACGAAGCCGCGGCCTCTGGCACTAACGCCCAGGGCGCCGCCGGTGCTGCCTATCAGCTTTCTCAGGCTCTTTCTGCAGGTACTATTCGACTCATGGACTGGCGTTCGCTCCAGAATGTGGGTATGGGTAACAAGAACATGCAGAACGGTCTCATCGAGATCGCCGAGTCTATGGGTATGTTCAATGACGAGACTACTTCTGCGGAAGAAGCCTCTAAGAACTTCAACGGTTCGCTTGAGCATAACTGGCTGTCGGCAGATGTCATGTCGAACTATCTCAAGATCATGGCCGGCGATATGGACGCAGCTACTCAGGCATCTCTGGGTCTGTCTGATGCTCAGATCGCCACATTCAAGGCCCAGCAAGAGATGTCTGAGAATGCGGCTACGAAGGTTCGTACCTTTACGCAGCTTCTTGGTACCATGCAGGAGTCTGTCGGATCGGGTTGGTCTGAAACTTTCGATCTCCTGATCGGTGACTTCAACCAGGCTACAGATCTCTGGACGGCCGTCAATGACGAGCTCGGTGGCGTCATCGGTCACATGGCCGAGACCCGCAACGATCTCATTCGTGGATTCGTCAAAATGGGAGGGCGCGATAACATTCTTTCCGGCATCGCCAGTATCTGGCAAGCCGTGAAGATGTACATCATGCCCATCCAGAGCGCGTTCAAGGAGATATTCCCGCCGATCACCATCCACAACCTTCTGGTCATGGCAAACAACTTCAAGCTCTTCGCGGAGAGCATGAAGCCGTCTGCCGAGACGATGAAGAACCTGAAGAGTACCTTTATGGGCGTCTTCGCGGTTCTCGACATTGGTTGGATGATCATCAAGCAGGTCATCGGTCTCTTCGGTCGACTCTTCGGAGCGGCTACCGAGGGCGCCGGTGGAGTTCTTGCCGTTACTGCGGGTATTGGTGACTGGCTGGTTAAGGTTCGAGACGCCATCAAGAACGGCGATGCATTGAACAAGATCTTCGAGTTCTTGGGCAATGTTCTCCAGTATCCGATCGATAAGCTGCGTGAACTTGGCGCCTGGACCGTTAATGCGGTATCTACGTGGGATCTCGCAGCTGCTTGGGAAGCAGTAGCAAACGCATTCAAGAAGATCGGTGAGTTCCTCGCTCCGGTGTGGGTCGAACTCGGAAACTTCTTCCGTGACGCCAAGAAGGTCTTGGGCGATTTCTTCGAAACCATGGACTTCAACGTCCTTGTGGGTCTGTTGAACGTCGGAGCTCTTACTGGTATCGGCATCATTCTTAAGAAGGCCTTTGATTTCATCAAGGGAATCTTCGATAAGAAGGAGGGCGGCGGCATGGTCGACACCATTAAGGGTGTCTTTACCGCCATGACCGACACTTTCGACGAGATGCAGAACACACTCAAGGCTGCGTCCCTTATGGGTATCGCCATCGCGATCGGTTTGCTCACGGCCGCGGTCGTGGCTCTTTCGTTCGTCGATACCGCCAAGCTGTTTATCGTTCTCGGAGCGATGACGATCATGTTTGGTCAGTTGGCTGGCATGATGGTTCTTATGGACCGTTTGGTCACCGGCGCCGGTAAGCTGTGGATCCTCGGCGGTGCTCTTATCGGTCTCGCCACCGCTATGGTCATATTTGCTGCGGCAGTCAAGATCATGGCGAGCATGGATTGGGTCGAGCTTGCTCGCGGTCTGTCTGCTATGGCGATCGGGTTGGCTCTCATGGTTGCGGCTATGAAGCTTCTCGATGGCAAGGGTCTGGGCGTTAAGCTCATGGTCAGTGCCGGTGCCATGGTGGTTCTTGCTACGGCCATCGTTATCATGGCGGGTGCGCTCAAGATCATGGCCACCATGAGTTGGGACGATATCCTTCGAGCAAGTGCTATGTTGGCCGGTTCAGTGGCTATCATGGTGGGCGCCGGTAAGTTGGCGCAGAAGGGCGTTGGTGGTACCGCAGCCTTGCTTGGCTTGGGTGTCACCATGGCCATTATGGCTGGCGCGCTTAAGGTGTTCTCCACCATGGGCTGGGATGATATCGGAAGAGCCATTACCGTCATGGGTGCCACGGTTGGTATCCTTGTCGGAGCAGTGGCGATTCTATCCACATTGAAAATGGCTCCGGTTGGCGCGGCGACAATGATCGCCATGGCTATCGCGATTACCATTCTCACGGGCGCAATGAAGATATTCGCAACGTTCAGTTGGGATGAAATCGGAAGATCTCTTGTCATGCTCGCCGGTTCGCTGGCGATTCTTGCGGGGGCCATGGCTCTCATGGGTATTCCGATCGTTGCACTCGGTGGTCTGGCGCTATTCGTGGTTTCGGCGGGTCTGATGATGTTGGCACCGGCTTTGGCGCTTCTCGGGACTATGTCTTGGGATGCCATCGGTCGAGGTCTGACAGTGTTGGGCGCTTCTATCGCTATCCTCGCAGTCGGCGGGTTGCTTCTGATTCCTGCTTCGGTAGGTTTCTTGCTTCTCGGCACGGCAATCATGTTGATTGGCACCGGCGCTTATTTGGCCGGTGCTGGATTGCTTATGATGTCGGCAGGACTGGTTGCTCTAGCAGCAGCCGGAACTTTGGGAACCGAGGCGCTCAAAGCTGCCGTGGAAGTTATCATCGGACTCATTCCGACCGCTATGGCGGCCTTCGCTCAAGGCATCATCGACTTCGCGTTGGTGATCGCCGGAGGCGCGACTGAGTTCACCGCGGCCATGACGACACTCATCACATCACTTCTTAACGCCATCAACACGACGGCTCCCTTGGTTATCGACACCATTTGGAACCTCGTCGTGATGCTGGTTAATAAGGTCGTGGAGGGTGTACCGTTCTTCGTCGATGCAGGTATGAGGCTCCTAATCGGAATCCTTGACGGTATCGCTAATAACGTCGGTCGACTCATCGATTCGGCAACGGCCGTTATCGTTAATTTCATCGATGGTATCGCTCGAAACCTTCCGACAATCATTCAGTCGGGTGCCAACCTGATCATCTCCTTCGTGGAGGGTCTGGCTCAGGGCATTCGAAATAACAAGGCTAGAATGCAGACCGCAGCTAAGGAGCTCGCTTCTGAGATCATTAGTGGTTTGACATTCGGTCTTTCGGATGGTATCGGCCAAGTTATGGATGCTGCACGTCGAGTGGCCGAGAATGCACTTAACGCGGCGAAGAACTTCCTCGGAATTGCTTCACCGTCTAAGGAATTCATCAAGGTTGGTAAGTTTGCGACCGAGGGCTTCGTGAAGGGTCTGACTGGTAGTAACGACGAGATCAATGCGGCAACTAAAACTATGCGCGAGGCTCTAACCTCAGCCATAGAGGGTTCCGATAAGACCATCGAGAAAGCCACTGACAGACTCAAAACGTTGACTAAAGCTCGTAAGCTCGACTATGAGGAAATCCGCAAGCAGCGAGCTATAATCGCGGAGGCAACTGCAGAGAAGAAGCGCGCTAGCGCGGCTCTGAAAACTCTCAACGAAGATATGGATGACGAACGGGATCATCTCCGTGCACTGTCGAAGGACTACGATAAGGTTACGACCAAACTCGAAGAAGCTCGCAAGAAGCTCGAAGATGCCAAGAAGACTCGCGACGATTACGCCAAGAGTCTCAAGGACCAGTTCGATAATCTACCGTCTATCGATGGGAACACCACCCAGCGGTCGTACTACACGGATCTCAAGACTCAGGTTAAAGAGACTCTTGAATTTACTGAAAAGCTCCAGGAACTTCGGTCGATGGGTCTTAACGATGCTCTTTATGAGCAGCTTCTCAGTAGCGGTACGGCAGCCCTGCCGTTCATGGATGATATCCTGGCACAGGGTAAGGGCGGCGTTGCCGAGCTAAACAGCATGAGTAAGCAACTCACCAAGGCGTCGTCCACTCTTGGATCGACAGCTTCTAAGTCGCTTTACCAGGCCGCGGTAGATTCGGCGGCAGGACTGGTTGAGGGTCTTAAGAAGCAGGAGAAGGCCATCAGTTCTCAGATGGATAAGATCGCTACGGCTATGGTCGAAACCATCAAGAAGAAGCTCGGCATCAAATCTCCTTCTCGTGAGTTCATGAAGCTCGGAAAGTTTACCTCCGAAGGGTTGGCTCTTGGTATTCGAAAGAATGCCAACCTGGTTAACAAGGCCGGCGAATTCGTCGGCGACGGCGCAATTCACGCGGTTAGAAAGTCTATCGAGGCTATCTCGAGCGCTGTAATGACTGATGTGAATGTCGAACCCACCATTAGGCCGGTATTGGATCTTTCAGCGATTAGGAAGGATTCGGGCCAGCTTGACGGTATTCTCAACCCGGCAGCACTAAAGGTGGATAAGGGTTATGCGTATGCTACCAATATCGCTAGCGCAACCGAACAGGTTGAGCAAATGAAGTTGGAGTTCGCAGCTGAGTCGAGTGGTGGCGACACCTACTATACTCAGAACAACTATTCGCCTAAGGCTTTGTCCCAGGCGGAGATCTACCGAAACACACGAAACCAGCTGTCTGTAGCTAAGGGAAAGGTGACTACAAACAATGCTCTACCAAGTGGAGGCACAAACTGAGCAGGGTTTGATCCTTCCTCTTCCGCTACAGGACATTTCTGGTGGATATCTAGTTAAAGATATCGAGGGACTGGACCCCGTCCAGGCGAACATTGTCTCTTCGAGCTTTGCGCGCCTGGATGGGGAACAGTACCAGTCCAGTAGACGAGAGAAGAGGAACATCATCCTCAAACTCGGACTTGAACCCGACTATTCTACAACGTCGGTTCGGTCCTTGAGAGATAATCTCTACAAATTCTTCATGCCTAAGAAAGTTTCTTATTTGAAGTTTCTTTCCGAGGATTTCCCCACCTTGAATACTGAGGGTCGAGTCGAATCTTTCGTCTGCCCACTATTCACGGCGGATCCCGAGGCAACTATTTCGATCATCTGTTTCGATCCCGATTTCTACGATCCCGAGGTTAACACGATATCTGAGTCTTCGGTATCCACCGAGACCGACATCAACATCGTTTATGACGGTAGTGTCGATAGCGGTATCGTGTTCACACTCAATGTGAATCGTACACTAACCGGTTTCACCATTTATCACACCCCAGAAGGGGAACAGGCTCGTACCATGACGTTTGCCGGATCTCTTCTGGCCGGCGATGTTCTGGAAATCAGTACGGTTCCCGGAAAAAAGTACGCGACGCTAAATCGTGCGGGTGTGAGTAGCTCATTCCTATACGGAGTTTCGCCATATTCGGACTGGATTAGACTTCAGCCCGGTAACAACGGATTCCGAGTTCAAATGACGGGAGCAGCTGTACCTTACACCGTGGGGTACACTGAAAAATACGGAGGTCTTTAAATGGAGGTGTATATTCTTGACGATCTGCTTCGCCGCCAAACGGTCATCGATCGTTTTGAATCTCTAATTTGGACCGAAAGATACTCCTCTGCTGGTGAATTTCAGTTGACCATTCACTCGACACCGGAATCTAGATCTCTCCTAACAATGGGTAAGCGTCTGGCGAATAATAACTCTACTCGAGTTATGACGATCGAGAATATTGAAAACAAAGATGACTCCGACGGTCGATCCATCCTAACAGTGACGGGTCGATCGTTGGAGTCTGTCATGGAAAATCGACTGAATCGAAAGACCAACATTCTTACCGGTGGAGCCCCCGTAGCCGTCAGCAAGACAGGTACTCCGGGCTTCATCGCAAGATCTATGTTCGACAGTTACTGTCGAAACAACACCGCGATTCCGGCCGATAATATTCCGTTTATTACCGCTGGTAGTCTATACCCCACAAGTACGATTTCGGAATCGGAAGAAAACATCACAATCGACTTCCCTTATGAAACTGTATACCAGTCGATTAAGTACGTATGTGATATTTACGGCTTGGGGTTCCGACTCTATAGGGGTCCGGATACCTCTATGACGTACTTCGATGTTTATTCCGGTAACGATCGAACCTCTTCACAATCGACACTCCCGGCTGTTATTTTCAGCCCCGATTTGGAGAACCTGACTAACGTCGCCGAGTTTAGCTCTGTCGAAAACCACAAGAATGTCGCATATGTTATAGCACAGAACGGCACTCGAGTAGTTTACGCCATTGGTTATGACGCCACAACGTCCGGATTCGATCGTAAAGTTCTATTCGTCGATGCCACGGACATCGCCATGGGCGCCGGAACCACGCTGCAAGATATGTTGGAAAAGCGTGGTAAGGATGCGCTTTCTGCAGCACGAGCGTTGACTGCTCTGGATGGTGAGCTCCCGCAAAATAGCAATTACCGGTATGGGATTGACTACGAGTTGGGCGATCTGGTAGAGATGCGTAATGATGACGGTATTACAAACCGCATGCGCGTTACGGAACAGATATTCGTAGATGATGAGCAGGGTGAGCGATCTTACCCGACTCTCGCCATTGACGAGTTCATCACGCCTGGTTCGTGGATGGCTTGGGACTTTAGCGAGGAGTGGGATATGGTTCCTGACACTGACTTCTGGGATACGGTATGACGTTAATTCGTTGGGCATTCATGGAACGAGAGGCGGAAGTTACGCTTCTCGGAGAGAAAGTCGCATATTCCTGGACTTGCAATTACGAAGACGAACACGAACACAACATCCACTGTTTGTGGGTATGGCACGACTGCGATCTAAACGTTCGCCCGATCGACCAGAGAGATCCCAATGCTGATCATTGGACTCTTCTGTATGTCGGATGGAAACCCGCAGGTGTTGGTCTTCATGATCTAATTAGTGTCGATCCTCTTCATATCGAAGCGTCTGTATTCTGGCCATCCTGTTGTGGTATGCACGGATTCATTCGTGACGGTAAATGGATTGACGTATAATTAAGGAGAAATAATGGCTGTTGGAGATGAGGCGGTTGCCGCCGGATATGCCATCGTTCCAGGAACTGGCGAGGAAGGCAAAGTAAAGTACGGTGCTCGCGAGATCAATCGTACTCGAGACTATGTCGCTCAGGTTAAGGCACTAATCCTATCGATTTGGCCGGTTTCTCGCGGAGGTACTGGCTCGAGCACCGCTACAGGAGCCCGAGCCAACCTCGGTCTTGGGTCTGTGGCTACAGAAAATACGGTGCCGGTAGCTAAGGGTGGAACTGGCTCTACTACGGCTTCGGCTGCTCGAACCGCTCTCGGTCTCGGTACTGTGGCTACGGATAGTACCGTACCGGTGACTAGAGGCGGAACTGGCGGTACAACCAAAGCTACCGCCAGATCGGGCATTGGTATCACTTCTGGTACGGCAAGTCCTTCCGGTGGTTCCGATGGGGACATCTACTTTAAGACCGTGTAGGTAAGATATGGCTACTTATCCTACCGGAACTACCGGTACCATCCATATCGAAGATACTGGCTCATGGATTCACATCTATATCGAGGCCGGTCAGTCGACCACCAACATCGGTACGGGCGGATTCTCTTGGTCCGACCCCATCGGTAGCGGATCTAGTACTTATTCGTATCCTGCGGGATCCGGTAAGAAACTAATCGTATCGCTGGGTCCATTCGGTGCCGGTCAAGGCGGTACGGTTAACTTCACCCTGAATGCCACCGGCACGCAGGGTCTTGGTGGACCGACTTCGGTATCGTTTAATTTCTCTCGAGATACGGTCCCTCCACCGCCAAACGTTATTGGGGTGGATGAAGAAACCCACACAACTCTGCGAGCTAGATTCAGCAGTGCCGGTGATGGTGGATCCTCTATTATCCGATGGGAACTTGGTTACGGAACCTCGAGCAGTAGTCCGTCAACCATCATAACGGCCAGTGGAACACAAACCGTAAGCGGTCTCGATCTCAGTACTACATATTACTTCTGGGCTAGAGGCGTCAACGCAGTTGGTACCGGATCGTGGTCTTCCCGCTTTCAGGGAGATACGTTGGCTGGAGCTAAAGTTCGAGTCGCCGGCGTCTGGAAGGACGCAATTCCATACGTCAGAGTCGCTGGCGTCTGGAAACCGGCCGTTCCATATGTCAGAGTTTCTGGCACATGGAAGGGCACTAACGACTAATGAAAGAGAATACAATGCAGAAGTTCGCTGATTTCTTTAACCCCGAACGACGACAGCTTATTCAGCTGTGGCTCGGTTCGCTCGCACCTCTTCTGATTCTTGGTGGTTTCGCCACACAGGCTCAGACTGAGAATGCACTCATCATCGCTGGTGCCGTTCTTCAGTTCCTCGCTGCACTTCTGGCTCTGGTCAATGTGCGTAAGGGTGACTGGAGCACGGGTTGGACTGTGATTCGCGCGGCCGTCTACGGTCTCGCAGCCACCGTCTCACCGGCTCTGGTGTTCTTCGGCCTGTATGATGCGGAAACTAACGCCGCTCTTCTGGCCGGACTGTCGCTGGCTCTTTCGTCTTTCTCTGCTCTGCTTGCTATCTTTGTTGGTAAGCAGCAGGAGCTTGAGGCGGTTAAGGCCGAGGTTGTGCGCCTGCGAGTTACTGAGTAACACGCGAGAATCACAAGCCCTATAGTGACACCCATCTCTTGAAAGGAGACCCCATGCTTAGCAAGAAGACCAAGCAGGACAAGCAGACTCTCATCGAGAAGCAGATCAAAGACATCACTGACCAGATGGCTTCGGTCACGGCGGACTCCCCCGAGTACGCGAAGATGGTGACAGCACTTCAGGAGCTGTACAAGATCAAGGACCCCAACGTCCGCGAACGTACAACCCTGAAGGACTGGATCCCCGTCATCGCGTCCATCGGAGGAATCCTCGTGATCATCGCCTATGAGCAGGCCGGTCATTCTCTGACCTCGAAAGCAGTCAGCTTCATCCGCAAGGCCTGAAGCCGGCATCGGCCACTATTCGGCAGATTCAATCAAAATGGGAGGAGGTCCTAGTAGCTTAACCGCTGCCGGGACCTCCTTCCGTTTTGCGCGAAAGCCACAACCCCTTTCAAAAATTTCCCCGGGTGGGGTTTTCCATGAAATGTTTCGCACTAATCACAGGTCCTATAACGACACCAGATCGAAAGGAACCATCATGGACGAAAAGGCCAAGATCGCCATCGCAGTCGTTGGAACCGCAGCAATCGCGTTCTCATTCGGATACATCCGCGGCACCAGCCGCGTTGTCCGAGAACTCGGAGCTGCGACTTCCAAGGAAGCGCTGATCTACCTTGCCACCCAGGATTCGATTCGTAATCGATTCCGTTAAAGGAGAGGCTCTTCGGAGCCTTTCTTTTTTGCTCCCTCGCACAAATTGCAAGCACTATAATGACACCTCTGAAAGGGAGACCAAATGAAGACAATGCAGTCCGCCCCTACCATCTACCAGCCCGAAGAAGACATCTACGATGTCGTCATCGAGCTTCTGGGTAGGAGCCATGCTGAGCGTCTCTTCGACAATCTCAACCATCCCGAGTTCGACTAACGGACGGGGCTCTACGGAGCCCTTTCCTTTTTTCGCGAGGTCGTCGCATGAATCACAAGCACTATAATGACCATAAGAGTCCGCGGCAAAGGAGTAGCTTAAACGCCTTGATTTACCAGGCAAGCGGATCAGCAATGGAGTAGCTTAAACGCCTTGATACCAGGCAAGATACAGCTCTTATGGTTTTTGGCTCGCAGATTTCACAGGGCATATAATGACACCCCTCGAAAGGACTAACCATGAACGAAGACACCAAGATCAAACTGATCGTCGCCGCTGCAGGAGTCGCCGTCGCCGCAACCGCCGCTGGTATCACCCACCAGATTCGGAAGCACCGCACGTGCAAGCCCCTCCCCGGAACGACCAAGATCGAGAAGCTCTACATCATCCAGACCTCGAAGTAGTAAAGGAGATCGCCCCTAACCGGGCCTTCTCTTTTTGGCGTGCTCGCAAGAATTACAGGGCCTATAATGACACCCCCTGAAAGGAAACTCTCATGGCCATTTTTAAGCCTGAAGTCAAGGTCACGCTCTTCCCGAAGAAGACGAAGAAGACCGACGAGATCCCGATCGAAGAGCCCACTGTCGACTACGTCGCAGCTGCAGAAGCAGCCGCCGGCCGACTCGGCAAGCAGCTCGTCATCGGAGCCATCGTCGTCTCCGTCGCCTCCATCGCAGCAGCCACCCTTGGCTCCATCGCCATCACAGCCGTAGACCACGCCCTCACCAAGTAGTACGAAAGGAGGCCTCATCATCGAGGCTTTCTTTCTTTCTCCCTCCCCAAGAAAGACACGATGAAAAACGGAACAATTTACGAGGTGCAGATCCATATCGCAGCACCTCAAAAGCTCCCGTGGCAAGATGGAGCACTGTGTACTCAAGTTGGATTTCAGCCGTTCTTCCCGGATGCCGGCGTCCAATACACAGAAGCTCGAAAGATATGTGGTAGCTGTGATGTTCGAGAAGATTGCCTAGCTTGGATCATGGAGGTCGAGGAAGATAGCGATTCACATAACCGTCACGGTATGTTTGCCGGACTAAATCCTAAAGAGCGATATGCTCTATATCTAGAACTGAAAAACGCTGAGAAAGCGGCTTAACCTCGCAAGAATTGCAAGCCCTATAGTGAAAGGGTAGACCGAAAGGACTACATCGCAACCCGCCAGTTGCGCCTTTCACTTTTGTTTGACCGAAAGGAGGATCCCATGATCAAACATGATCGTATAACCAGTTCGATATTCAAGTTGGAGTCGGCGTCTCTTACACTCCACTTCGAAGATGATGGCACGGCAAAGCTTACCAATCTCATATCGCAGCAGCAAGGTCAAGGTCACGCGACTGCGCTCATGATCGAGGTTATGGCTTTCGCTGACGCCAACCGAATCCCCGTTTGGCTGGAAGTTCAGCGTTATGGAAATCCTCGCGAAGGTCTCGACAACAACGCGCTTATTCGATTCTATGAGCGTTTTGGATTTGAGCTAACGTCCGATTTGAGTCGTCCCAGGATAATGACTCGAGAACCTCTCTTGGAAGGAGAATAGAAATGACTCTGAGGAATGTTATTCAGTTTATCCTCATGATTCTCGGCGTTGGAGGTTTCGTTCTCGGCGTCGGCACTCTCGAATATCTCGCCGAGGCAGACTTCGGACTCTTCGCCCTTCTCAGTGCGATCATCGGTTTCGTCCTGCTGATCATCTGGATTCTTCTTGTCGTACGCGATAATGCTCGTGACACGAAATATCCGATTGTTCGGTACAGCCCTCCGACCGAGCCACTGAAGCCAGTTCCCACACGCCGGTCTCGAACCGCACAGCCAATTTACGACCAGGAAGCAGATAAGTCATGACTCTCCAGGAGAACATGCATAAGCTCGGTATCGGGCTTAAGAAGTATGCACCAGAAATCCTCACATCCGTCAGCGTGGCCGGCCTCGCCGCTACAACATATCTCGCATCTCGTGCGGGATTCAAGTCCGGTCTTGTCGTGATGGCAGACGCGGCAGCACGCATCGACGAAACTCCCGATGGCGAAGAGACTGTCTTCATGACGCCGAAGGAAGTCCTCAAGGAAACGTGGAAGTTCTATATTCCCGTCGTTGTGGTCGGTGTCGTCACGGGTGTGGCGGTCGTCGGCAGCCATCGGATTAGCGCCAACCGAAACGTCGCACTCATCTCTGCCGCGGCCATTTCCGAACGTGCTCTCTCCGAGTACCAGTCCAAGATGGTTGAGACCACCAGCAAGCCCAAGGAGCGTCGTATCCAGGACGATATCGCCCAGGATAAGGTGAACGAGAAGCGGGACGAACTCGATCGTCTGGTCATCGCCAAGGACGGTGACGTGATGGTCATCGAGACCCACACTCAGCAGGTCTTCGTTAGTAATGCCGAGAAGATCCATCGAGCCGAGAACGACGCCAATCGAGTCTGTCTTGATGACGGATTCATCTCTCTGAACGTCTTCCTCGATAAGCTTGGCCTGCCGCACTCCGACGCCGGCGAGGTTGTTGGATGGAACAACAAGAAGCCGCTCGAGGTTGTTATCGGCGGCGCAGCGCATGACGAGAAGCCGGTGCTCACCATCGGATATCGAACCCCACCAAGCGTCACCTTCGCCAACGATCCGTGGTGAAGAGAAAATGACCTCTGGGACCCTTGTCTGTAGAAGGCAGGGGTCCCAGACTCCACTCTGCCAGAAAGGCACGAAATGAACGTCCTAGAACGCCTTCAGACTGAAGGATTCCGTCGTCGTATGGAGCAGCGCGAATTCATCTTCGACTTCACCAACCCGAATTTCGACAAGAGCGACGATCACAATCGTTTCTTCCTTCAGGGAACCCAGAACTACTTCAACGAACTTCTCGTGGCAAAAGGATACGTCTTCCTCAACGAAGTCCTTCGTCACCTGGGTATCCGAGAGACCATGGCCGGCCAGCTCGTGGGTTGGACTCCTCGCATGAAGCAGGTCAAGTTCGAGAGGCCGGTTCTCTCCGGGAATATCCGGATCGAGGAAACCCAGACGAGGTACGCGGGTACTGAAGTTCGCGAGTATTTCCTTCGAATCAATCACGAGGGTCTCATCCTCTTCAACGTTCTAGGAGACTGACATGAAGTATCTGAATCGCGATCGGTTCTACGCCGAGGTCAACCAGTGGGTTCGTGATGGATCCAACATCACCGGGGTTATTTCGGCACCCTGGGGTGACCGAGTAGAGCTCGTCGGTAAGGATGGCGCCAAGGAGGGCTTGAGCTACTACTTCTATCGTGGTAGCGAGTTCAACCATGACGATACCCCCTGGGGGGACGCGCCGAAGTCGGGTGATAAAGTCCTCATCCAGAACACCCTTCTCTACAACGACCGCATCGGAATTCTCATGGAGATCTCCGACGAGGACCAGTTGAATAATCTCGCCAGCTGGGACTACCGTGTCAAGTTCGATGACCGAGTGATTGGTGTTTCCGCCGATCAGATCCGACTTTGGAACGAGGGTGGATAATGGAAGCCAACATCGCACCAAAGCCGAAGCGCGTAGTCACCTTCGAGGTTACTGAGGATGAAGCTCGCAATATCGCAGGTTTCCTTCAAGCTGCAATCGCGGCTCGAATCAACAACCCCTTCCGCACGGAGCCGGTCCGACTGGTCATGCGCACATTCCAAGATGTCAGTGAGGGCAAGTGATGAACACCGACTACAACGGATTCCTTCCGGATGAGTCCCAGGGTGCGCCGTTAGCTCTCGTCGAGGATATCGAGAAGCCGGTCGAGGAGAAGTCTCACTACCAGAAGATCATGGACCGAATTCTCGACGAGCAGCTCATCGCTCGTGAGATTCTGTCCAATCATTTCCTGAGCAATCCCGGAGCCGTCGCCACTCTCGGGGAGGATTTCCTCCTCGAATTTGGTGACGTCGAGTTCCATTCGGCCGAAGGACTTCGGGACAGGGATCGATACGAGGTGACCATCTCTCAGACGTTGGTCTTCTATCGTAATCCCGAAGATCAGTGATGGAACTCCACTGGGATGAAACTCAGGAAGAGAAAAAGCTGAGGGTCGACGAGATCCTCTTGAAGAACAGTCAGCCTCCGCTGACTTGCATTACCTGCCTGGAGATGATTACTGATAGGCGGACGGCCGTAACAACGGAGCACGGAACATATCATGGATCCCCCATGACTTGTATCGATGGTCGCCAGGAAATTCCCTGGTGGCAGAAATAGGAGAAAAACTAGATGTTCGTTTGGGCAATTATCTTCGCGATTCTCGCAATCGTGGGTGTGCTTCTCATCGTGGCTTGGCGAAAGCAGGATGACGAGTACGAAGCGGGTCGTCGATTCGCCCGAATCGGAGCCTGGATCTGGACCGTGCTGTTTGGTCTGCTCGCCGTTCTGTTCACGGTCTTCTCGACGAATTTCTCGGTGGAGACGGGTTCGTCGGTGGTTCTGAAGGACTGGTCTGGTGTTGTGCAGGAGGATGCTGTCACCACTACCGGTTTCCACACCAAGGCTCCGTGGCAGGACACCATCGCCTGGGATATCAAGAACCAGGATGTGACGTTCACTGGTGACGGATCCACCACGCACGATGGTCAGCAGGTCGCTGGTGCAGAGATCGTCTTCATCGACAAGGACGGCATCTCGGCTCCTATGGATATCCAGGTGCTGTTCTCGATCAAGGCCGACGCGGTCGTTCCACTGACCAAGGGGTTCACCGATCAGAACGACTTCGAGATCAAGGTCGTCGAGAACGATGTCAAGTCGATCCCTCGTGATATCGCCGGCTCGTTCACCACTGTCGAGATGTTCTCCGAACGTCCTCGCCTTCGTGCCGAGATCACCGAAGCACTCACCAAGGCCTGGGCCAAGAAGGGTGTCATCGTTGAGAACGTCAACATTCACGGAATCCGTTACCCCGAGGATGTCCAGCAGCGCTTCAAGGACGCTCAGAACGCCGAGACCGACCTGCTGAAGGCCGAGACGGATGCGAAGACGGCCAAGACAAAGGCTGATGGCGAGGCTCAGGCAGCAATCTCGCGAGCGACCGGTGAGGCCGAGGCTAACCGCCTTCTCGCCGCTTCGCTGACTCCGGAGATCATCGCAATGCGTCAGATCGAAGCTCTTGCGAACGCGAACACCATCGTCGTTCCGCAGAACTTCAACTCGCTGGGCCAGCTTCCTGCTGCGCCTCAGTAATACCCAACAAAGGAGAAGAAAAGATGGCTGAAACAGCAGCTGCACGAGCCGCCGCAACGAATGCCCGCAAGGCACTCATCGATGAGCTCAAGAAGGCCGGCACGAACTCGCTCGTGGTCGGCGCCGGCGTGACCGTCGTGGCACTCGCCGTTCAGGTCACCGTCATCGCCGCCAACAGCGCCATCGGCGCCGGACGTGGCATCACCGAGGGCCTTCGCCTTCGAACCAACGGTTCCTAAGTGAACCGGCGCACGGGGCGGCGGCGTCTCATGTTCCACGCATTCAAACAATCCCTGATTGTAGCGTGAAGCTAACCTCTGAGATCCAGGGTTCAAGTCCCTGGGTGCGCACTCTTCATGGGGTGTCAATCCAAGAAGAAACAAAACCCGCAAGACAACGATGATGATTTGGTCGATACCATGGGAAATACCCGAGCTAATAGCTCAGTGGTCACTCCTGGGAGTCGTAGACGTCATGTTGATCCTCGTATCGGCGATTCTAGATGAGCCTCGAATGGGTCTGAGCGGGTATCCGGAGTACAATCACACAATCCCTCCGGGGTAACTTACGTAACTTAACTGGTAGAGCTGAGCCTCTGGCTTAGGATGCGGGTTCGAATCCCGTCGTAAGTACTGCGTCAATTCAATCAAAATGGGAGTAACCGATGATGTTCACACGAATGATCCCCTTCATCATCCTGGGGATCGTAGCACTTCTGATCCTTGCTCTCTTCCTATGGAGGCTTCAGCGAGACAAGGACATCGCTCGAGAGGAGCGTCTGGCCGCCGAAAGGCGTTGGGATGGCACCTGTCAGTTCGACAACCCTCGAACCGGCGCCAAGTGTCAGCGCGAGGAATTCCATCTCGAGAACCACTATCGAGAAGTCACCGACGCTCACCTAGAGACATGGTAGGTTCAGCGCTTCTCAAGTACATTGTCTCGAAGGTCGATCTGCCGTATATGGTGCTCGCAGGTATGGGTATCGCCTTGGCGGTAGTTGTGGTATTCGACCTCGAGCAGAAAGCCATCGACAAGATCTACGGAGAGAAATGCACACCATCTCAACCGTCAAGCCCCTTTGCGCAGCCTGCCGAGTAGTTCGCAAGAACGGTAAGGTCATGCTCATCCACATGGGTGACGCGCCTCACACGCGATAGCCCTCGCAAGAATCACAAGCCCTATAATGACACCGTAACACATTCTTGAAAGGAATACTCAATGAAGGAATTCGTCGCAGCAATTCGCACGAACGAGAACGGCGCCCGCACCAAGACTCTCATCGCTGCAGGTATCACCGTCGCCGCAGTCGCGGCCGGCATCTACCTCACGAAGAAGAACGCAGCCGTGCCCGTCGTCCTCATCACCAGCGAAACCGTCGCCGAAGCCGTCACTGACGCCGCTCAGTAGTCACGGACAGCAGAAGCACTCACACCCCCAAAGTGAGTGCTTCTGCTTTCTCATTTTCGCAAGATCATCTGTCTTGAAAGGACACGAAAAACTGATGGATACCCGCGTCGTCGAACTGGCCGCAAACGAGATCGAGCTCAACATCTGTGGACAGCGAGTTGCCGCCATGCGCGTGCCTTCTGGATACGTCCCGCTCACTTTCAACCCTCTGATCGAGGAACATCAGGTCGTGACCGGCGACCAGCTCAGAAATGGGTTTATCGTTCTCCTCGCGGATTCGAATTATCGAGAGAACCCCGATCGCATCGTGCCGGCGGTTGTCGGCTCAAATAACGTTTCGCCTCAAGAGCGCAATCGAGTTGCCGAAACTTCTCGTTGGGCGATCGTGACGAACCTCAAGAGCCGGCCTCGGACCAATCTCATCACCTTCGACGGCATCTACGCCGACGGTACTGCAATCCCGCGCATATACAACGAGACCATCAAGTGGGCGGTTCTCAAGGAGATGGACGTTCAGTTCTTCATCGATGAGAGCTTTAAGAAGTTCTTCGGCGACTTCTACGGGCAAATCCTGGACGACCTCGGATACGAGGCTCATCTGGGATATTCGGTCGGCTCCACGGAGATCCGTTCGGATGACCAGCAGGCGCCCTGCGAGCCAGACTACGATCGCTGGTTGGCCGAACGCTCCCAGGAGCTTTCTCGAGGAGAAGTTCAGTTCATTTCGGACGAGGAGCAGGCCGCCCACGATGAGGTCTTCGGGTACTGCGCGAAGGATGCCGAGATGACCCAGCGTCTCTACGAAGCCATCAAGCCTCCCAAGAAGCAGGAGTGGCTCAAGGAAGTCCCGGCAAACGATCTCTGGTTGGGAGATTTCCTGCCCGTCGGAGGAACGTTCCACACCATCACCGAGATGATCAAGAACATCGACGGCGACATCACCATCATCCTGAAGCGCACAAACGGCTCGGCTCTGCGGATCCTCAAGCTCGTCGTGCGCGAAGATGACACCTTCGACGTCAAGCGTCGATACAAGCAGAAGTAAAAAATCCCCGGTGGGAGTCATACGCGAAATGCTTTGGCTCCCACCATCCCATTCACCAAAGATCGACTGTCTTTGAAAGGACAAGAAAATGACCAATTCGCAGCGTATCCAGACCTCTCGAGTGATCTGGGTCATCGTCGCATTCCTGATGGCAATTGCGATTGCCCTCTTCTTCACGGGATGCGCGTCCAAGGCCGTCGCGGAGTCTCCGGACCCCTTCGCGTCTTCCGCAGCGGAGGAGGTTGAGGAGCCGGAGCAGACGCCCCCGCCCGTCAACCCCCTCATCAAGCAGTTCGGCGATGTCGTTACTTACGAGGACGGCGTCAGCATTTCGGTAGCCCTCATCGGCCCTTTCACCCCCGGGGAGTACGCTCAGGGAATCGTGGAAGGCTACCAGCCGACCGTCTTCAAGGTCGTCCTTACGAACAACTCCACTGAGCCGCTCGAGCCCACGGCCGTCCCTTCGGCGACGTCTGGTGGCAAGCCGGCTGAGTACATCGCGGATGTTGGCAACGCCGAATATGGCGATCTCGGTCTCTTCCCGGTCACTTCGGTGCTTCCGGGACAGACGCTCGAGTGGTACACGGCGTTCAGTGTTGCGGATCCGTCCAGCATCACCTTGGAGATCTCGCCCACGTCGTTCGACTACGACAGCGCGATCTTCACGAACATCCCGTTCTGAAAGCTCCCTCTCGGGGGGACGAGGCTTTAGCCTCCGTTGAATGAGTACCGGCGGAAACTCCACGTCATTCCTCGCGTGAGAGTAGTTTTGTGCAGCCATCCCCCGAGCTTGGGACCTCGGGGGATGGAAGGCAGCACGCATATCGGGGTCGGCTCCCGACGCTCATTCCACGTTCCTACATAGCTCAATTGGCAGAGCGTCGCACTGTTAATGCGTTGGTTCCAGGTTCGAGTCCTGGTGTAGGAGCGAAACGATAGATCCAAAGATGATTGGTTACCCACTGTTAATGGAGAGGTCGCGGGTTCGAGTCCCGTCATGGTGCGTGCATCGTGTAGCTCAGTCGGCAGAGCGCTTATACCCAATCGTCAACCACCCTGTCTATCGTCCTATTTTACGGTTCAGATCCAAGTGTTAGAGTTATCTATCTTGCAGACAATCCTCTAACATGAATCCCTGTCTGAACCCGCTTATCCAACTCAGATCCAAGCTACGAGGGTTATCTTAGGGAGAAAATTACCTCATTTGCATTCCCCTGTCTGAGTTTTAATCTTGGTTTAGATCCAAGAGTCATCGTTATCTAGAATCATGCGACCGCGGGTTCAAATCCCGTCGAGGTATCTTATTAAGATTCCCTCGTGGCTGAGCGGCCTAAAGCGACCGGTTGCCTTGTGCCCGGTAGTCACACCTCAACAAATTCGATGCTCATACTCCTGTCTAAACCTTTAATCCATTTAACCATCCCAGATCCAAGCGTTAGCGTCATCTGTAAAATAACGCTTTCGCGCAAACCTGTCTGGGGTTTAACTGTAGTTCCAGCACGATTCAGATCCAAGTTTGATCGGTTATCTTATGCGGAAAGAGTATTGTGGGTTCGAATCCCACCGAAGCATTAGCTTCGTAGTGTAATCGGCAACACGCTTATCGATCATCAATTCCCTGTCTGAATCCCAAGTCCATCTAGATCCAAGATATTCGGTTATCCGTGTGTTACGGGTTCAAGTCCCGTCGCGTCTCTATGACGTGTAGCTCAATCGGCAGAGCAACTGTCTAAAAAGTCGAATATCACAAACCTGTCTAGATGTCCAAACCCGAGTAGATCCAAGACAATGCGTCATCTTCCATCTTAAGATATCCCCGCTTGGGGATAAACCCGCACCGTCGTACCCCTGTCTACTCGCTACCCGTCTCTACCCAGAGATCCGAAGGAGAAAACCGATGCCCAACTCACTCCGCGGTGTGTCATTTGGACACGCAGCACACCGAAACACGACCCCCGCGACAGTCCGCGCCACCCCCGACCAGGTCAAGAGCCACCAGGGCGGATACGTCTTCAAGATCGATGACATGAAGCGTGCCGAGCGATTCCTGATCCTCGGATCGGAGTCCTCGTTCTACCAGGCCGGCGGCAAGCTCGCCATGAAGAACGCCGAGACGATCAAGAAGCTCGCCGAGTCCGACCGGGCTATCGAGCTGATCGACCTCATCACAGAGGTTTCAGTTTCTGGCCGGGCGCCGAGCCAGTCTCCTGGTCTGTTCGCTCTGGCTCTGGTGATCGCCTCGACGGAAGACCCGAAGGTGAAGAACCTCGGATTCCAGGCGATCCAGGCAGTCGCTCGGACGGCTTCGACCCTTTTCGAGTTCCTCGGATATCTGTCCCAGTTCAAGAACCTGGGCGGAACGGGTCTCAAGAAGGCGATCGGACGCTGGTACAACGAGAAGCCGGTCGACAAGCTTGCCTACCAGATGGTCAAGTACCGTCAGCGCGGTGGGTTCGATCACTCTCGTACGCTTCGTCTGTCGAAGTACGTCAAGTCGAGCGACCGTCCCTCCTCTGGTCCGCTTCTGGACTGGGCGCTTGGTAAGTCTGTCGCGATCGAGGAACTTCCTCGTGTCGTTCAGGGCTTCGAGATCGCCAAGACCGCTGACGCTCGGGATATTCCTCGTATCATCCGCGAGTATGGTCTCTCGTGGGAGATGCTTCCGACCGAAGTGTTGAACGATGTCCCCGTGTGGGAGGCCCTTCTCGAGGGAAACGTGCCTCTTGGGGCGCTCATCCGCCAGCTTCCTCGTCTTACCAACCTGGGGCTGATCACGCAACTCGGTGGTTGGACCGGACGAATCGAGGATCGACTCACCGACTCGGACGAGCTTCGTAAGGCTCGTATCCACCCCGTCAATGCGCTCATCGCGATGCGTACTTACGGTCAGGGATATGGCGAGCGTAGCCAGTGGTCTCCCGTTGGTCGGATCGTTGCAGCGCTCGAGGGATCGTTCTACGGTTCCTTCGCTGCGGTCGAGCCCACCGGCAAGGCGCACTACCTCGGCATCGATGTTTCACAGTCGATGGATGGTCCTTCTCGGATTTCCGACAAGGTTCCGCTGTCACCTCGTGAGATCGCCGCGGTTATGGCGATGGTGGTGGCTCGAACGGAGCGTGAGCACTACTTCGGTGCTTTCCAGGATCGGATGGAGTTCCTCAACATCACCGCTCGGGATTCCCTCGAGACTGTGATGACTGAGACTGGCGCGTTCCCCTTCCGGGGCACAAACCTCTCCCTCCCGATGATGGATGCTCTGCAGAAGGACATGAAGGTCGACGCCTTCGTTCTCTTCACGGACAACGAGAACGGTCTGGGTTACCACCACCCGTTCCAGGCGCTCGAGCGATACCGTCATGTCTCGGGAGTGAACGCGAAGATCATCGTTAACGCGGTGACTGCGAACAAGTTCTCGATGGCGGATCCGTCCGATCTCAATGCCCTGGATATCGCAGGGTTCGACTCGAACGCACCGGCTCTGATCGCCAACTTCGTTCGATAGAATTAGGGTCCGAAGCCCTACCTGATGATGCCTAGCCCACGGTTTGGAACCAGGTTAATACTTCGGGGAGAGCGGTAACTCTGCCTCAAAAACTGCCAATGAGATGGGTCGAATTGCCTCTTGGTAATGCGTCCGTGGCTGAAAGCACGTATCATAGCGTGATGAATGGCAACCTAGTGCGGCGAACCCGTCTCATTCTCTAAACAACGTATCCATCGTACTCTATCGTTTTGTTCGGAATAGGCCCCCGACGGATCTAATAGAGGGCGATGACGCTATCCGGTAGACCCCGACGGGGGTCATATAGTCCGGCGTCGGCCCCACGATACGGGGAGTTTTCAATCAAAATAGGAGAGAAACCGATGGCTGATTTCAGTATCAACGATGAGCAATTGCAGGGAATTCTGGCGCAGCATATCCTGGATTCTATCGGTCCGGAGACCCGCGATCGACTCGTCCAGGATGCGCTTTCATTCTTGATGACCGCGCAGGAAGATCCGTACAATCGAAAGAAGTTGCCGTCGCCTCTCGCTACGGCTTTCCAGAGAGAAGTCACCAAAGTCGCCGAAGATGTGGTCCGTCAGATCATCGGCGCCGACAAGATCAAGGCTCAGGTCGAAGACGCCATTCAGACGGTCGTGAAGGCTTGGCTCAAGGAACACGATTACAACTTCGCACCGATCATCGCGAACGCTCTTGAGCGGAATCTCGAGATTTCTCTCCAGAGCTAACATATCTAAGACCCCTTTTCCAATCACCCTCACAACAAGGAGAAAATAGATGAGCACTGCAGCACGTAAGGCCCGCAAGCGCGCCGGCATTCCCCTCGTGAAGAAGCCCAAGGTTCCCACCCCTCCCGAGCAGCGTTCGTACGTCGCTCAGCCGGTTCCGGGCCCTCCCGGTACCAAGTTCTCGGGGACCGCTCAGCCTCGCTCGGCGAAGAAGGTCCAGCGATTCCTCGAGCGATTCACTCCCGCAACCCCCGTCGAGAACTCCTAATGGAGCGCCAGCACCCGATTCCCATGCCGCATGGGTCTCCGTCTGGCCTTCCGAAGGACTTCCATCGGAAGAAGGGTACGGAAAAGGTGAGGACCAAGAAGGGTGCTCTCCGTACCATCGCCAAGCCTGATGATACTCGACTCATCAAGTAAGCCCCAGGCCGTCATTCCAGAGAACCTTTCAGAGATGTCACCCCACGAGGCGTGGAATCTGGCGCTCAATGCGATCGCACCACTTGCTGAGTGGAACTCATTCTGGAATGACGGCCTGGATACCCCGTTTGATATCGAAGCCCTGATTATCAAGGAGAAACACGATGAACGACGCCGCTACCGATACCGCACCGGACCGAGAAGGATGGTCGGTGGACGCCAGGGGTTATATTCATGGCGGAGAAGGCACACCGGTCTTCAAGATGGTGAAGCATGCGCACAACTCGGCGAAGACTCGCGAGAAGCGAAAGATCAAGAAGTCCTCGACCTACGAACTTCCCGTGGTGAATAATCCTGTCGGCGCACTGTCTGCGGCAGAGATCTATCGCCAGACCAAGAACTCAATCGCGGCATCCGCGAACTAATAAGAAGGAGAGCTAATGCTCAAGGAAACAATTCACTTCACCGACTTCAACGGCGACGCCCAGACGACCGTTGAGTACTTCAACCTGACCAAGAACGAGATCATCGACCTCGAGAACAGCATCGAGGGTGGTCTGGCGAATATGATGCGTCGGGTCGAGGACAACCCTACTCTCGGTGGCATTCTGGATCTCCTCAAGAAGCTCACGCACGCTTCATACGGTCTCAAGTCGGACGACGGTAAGTACTTCGACAAGTCGCCGGAGATCACCAACCGATTCATCCGCTCGGCATTCTACGACGATTTCCTCTTCGATCTGGTGGATAACGACGCAGCCAAGGGTCTCGCCTTCATCAAGGGGATTATTCCGGCTCAGCTTCTCGACGCAGCCGAGCGTCAGCTTGCCACCAACCAGGCATCGGCTCAGGCGGCGCAGCAGTATCAGCCCGATGCTCGTGCACAGTTTGCGGCGGCTCAGGCACAGCGACAGAGTCTGAGCGAGGGTATGGTTCAGGACCCCGTGGTTACCAAGGCCATCATCAACCAGGAAGCAACGAAGGCGAATACGCCCCAGCAGTACGACCTGGAGGCATACCTCGCCTGGAAGGCTTCCCAGGAGTCGGCATCCCAGCCCGCGGAGGTCGATCGGACGGAGCCCGAGTTCCGCGTTCGTGAGTCGGATCCGAATTACGGGTAAAGTTCTCAGAGACTGAGGTCGGGCGGGTATGTATAAAGGGCCCGCCCGGCCTCGCTTTCCTCTTTGGGTCCTCGCAGGAAAAACAAGGCCTATAATGAGACCCATTTCATCTCTTGAAAGGAACCCCACCCCATGTCCGTAAAGGATCATATCCCGACCGTACTCGGAATCGTCGTCACGACGTCCGCGAGTATCGCGTTCGATGGGGTCGCCAAGCAGCTCGTACCGACTGATCTGAAAGCCATCCCGGCATTCGGAATCAAGGTCGGTGTGGCTATCGTCGGCGGCCTCCTCGCAGCGAAGCTCTCGCAGATCGTCATGGACAACGTCGAATCCGTGATCACGACCGTGACCGCAGACCCCGTTCCGGATGAGGAGGAAGTCCCTTCCGCAAAGGAAGAGATCTGACTCAAAATAGGAGACCCCTCACAGGGCCTTCTATTTTCGCTCGATTTTTAGGAAAGAAGCATCATGACAGATGAAAACGGCGCCGCGAACTCCAGTTCAATGAACTACGCCGCAAACAGCAACAAGTCTAAGCAGCCGGAGGCCGCTCCAGCGTCTCGAATCGCGGGTCCGGTCATTTCCGGCACGGCAGTCGAGCGAAAAGAGCCTCTTCGTAAGAAATTCCTGACTGCGTACGCCGGCGATAGCGCTCAGTCAGTGGGTCAGTATCTCCTTCTGGAGGTTGTGGTTCCTGGAACTAAGAACATCATCGCCGATCTGGTTACTCAGGGCATTAACCGCATCCTCTACGGCAGTTCTGCTCGTCCGGGTGGTGCTATCGGTAGTGTGGTGGGTAGTCGAGTTACCTCTGGATATGGAAAGTTCTTCAATGGTGGCGGTCAGCAGCAGTCGCAGACCCCGCTGAGTCAGCAGGCACGAGCAACTCACTCGTTCAACGAGATCATTTTCCAGACGCGTTCGGACGCCGAAATGGTGATCGACTCGCTTCGTGATCTCATCGAGAACTACGGGAACGCTAAGGTTGTGGATCTCTACACCGCGGCCAACATCTCGAGCGAATTCACCGACCAGAAGTATGGTTGGACGAATCTCACCCGCGCTAGCGTTATTCAGATTCGTGAGGGTTATCTTCTCGACCTCCCGAAGCCCGAAGTCTTGCCGTAATGGGCAAGCACACGACGGTAACCCGTGAAGCTGTAGATCATATCTCACAGCGCACGAACCTCCCTCGATCGATAGTTAGAGATATGCTCTGGCACGGCTGGACATATTCCGAGACGATCAACGAACCGGCGGCCTGGATTAGTCCTGACGCCCAATTCATAGACAAAAAAGTAACAGGAGAAATCTGATGAATATCAGCCCCGCTCTGCAGCGTACGTTCAGCCGGAGCGTGCTGCAGCTTCAGAAGTACTCGCCGCAGATTCTTACTGCAGTGGGTATCGCCGGTCTCGTCACCGCAGGCGTTCTGGCGGCTCGAAACACGCTCAAGCTCGAGAGCACTCTCGATGAGGCACGCGATCGACTTGACGTCGTGAAGAGTGACGAGAACGCCACTCAGGCGGATCTTAACAAGGCCGTCGCGAAGAATATCTTCAACCTGGCCAAGCTCTACAGCATCCCGGTTACGCTCGGTGCAGCGTCGATCGTCACCATTCTCGTTGGACACAACATTCTCCACAAGCGCAATATCGCGCTTATTGGTGCGTACAAGGGTCTCGAGCAGGCCTTTGCCGAGTACCGTAAGCGTGTTGTGGAGGAGCACGGCGAGGAGGCAGACGCGAAGTATCGATATGGACTCCGCGAGGAGACGATCGTCGGAGAGGACGGAAAGAAGGTCAAGTCCGTAACCCGCGACGACACGCAGGGTAACTACGTTCACTCCTTCGGTCCGGAAAATGACAACTGGTCGGGTCGTCATAACGACAACCTGTTCTTCGTCACTCGATTCGAGCGCATTTTCAATGATCGCCTTCAGGTCAAGGGCCACGTCTTCCTGAATGACGTTCTTCGAGCGCTCGGTCTTCCGGACACGAAGGCGGGCGCAGTCACTGGGTGGGTCTACGAGAAGGGTACTGGCGACGACTACATCGACTTCGGTATCAAGGACCAGCAGGCAAGCAACGGTTATATTCTGCTCGATTTCAACGTCGATGGAGTCATCCTCGACCTCATCTAATATGTGAAGGGCCTTACTAAATGACTGCTAAGAGCCGTCGCCGCAAGATCAATAAGAGGAGAAAGTCAGATGAACATCCCCACCCCCGCCGCCGTGAAGAAGCAGATCGACGAGAAGAAGGAAGCACGGAAGGTCGAACTGGCCGCCGAGCTGACTACTTCCTCACGAACGAATGGGAAGCTGCCTTCGACGAAGAGTGTGAAGCCCTCGGGATCATCTCGCTCCACGAAGTCGTCCTCGAAGAAGACAGTTTCGGAGTCGGGGTCATCTACCTCAACGACGGGGAAAAAGCCTTCTACGACGAAGTCGTCGCCCAGCGACGGAACGCACAAGCCGTTCGTACGCCAGGATCACCTGACGCAGCGTCCGCTTCGTGACAACGAGGGTCTTCAGAGTCTGAAGAAAGAGCTGGAAAAGCCGGCTCGGGGACAGTTCAAGCGACAGTATCGATCAACGGCACGCCAGTCTGGTAAGGCCTCGAACATCAAGAAGGAGAGCAACTGATGGACAAGCGATTGCTTATTAACACCCTGGTCTCCTCTGTTGGAGGAGCACTCATCGGTGGCGCAATCACGTACGTGACGGTCAAGAAGACCTTCGCAGAGCGTGCTCAGCGCGATATCGACGACGTTAAGGCGTCCTATGCCGCCAAGTTCGATGGCAAGAAGATCGTCAACGTTTACAGCCCGGCGGATGTCGAGTCGACTCCGGTTCCCGGTGCAGGCCTCTCAGAGGAGCAGCGCGCAGAAGCCGAGGACTTCGTTCGACAGCTCGGATATCGTACGGTGACTCCTGCTCCGGATGGGACGATCGACGCGGAGGAAGAGCTGCGAGAGCGAAATCTCTCCATCTACGACCGAAACGAGAAGCCGCCGAAGGGTGTCAAGGAGAAGGAGAGTCTGCTTCTTCGTGACTACGACGGAGACAAGCTTCGACTCATGCACAAGCCCTACCTCATCTCGGAAGAGGAGTTTCGTACTACCGAGACCGAGTGGGACAAGTCGGACATCGTCTACTACGAGGATGACGACACCCTGACCGACGAGGATGAGCGCCCCGTCGACGATATCGAGTATCTTATCGGAGAAGTACACCTGGACTTCTTCGGTATTCGAAGTGGCGACCCCAACGTGGTCTACGTTCGAGCCCCTCAGATCAGCACGGACTACAAGGTCCATCGAAACTCGGGCTCGTACACCGAGATCGTGCTGAATATCCCTAAGGGCTCGGATCGCGTCGGCACTCGCCGGAACTCGCGAGATGGAGACGATGACTAATGGTTCGCCATCTCTAGATGAGGCATATCTGACGTGGCTGTACGGCCTAGTCAGTAGCGTTCAGAACCGCAACCCTGCTCTCAATCACTGGCAGCTACTTGGCCAGATGTATACTAAGCAGTTTGAGGGATACGTGCCAAACGACGATAACCGGGCGGCTGATGGAAAAGATCTTCGGATCCGATTCCTTCAGTCGACCGGTTATCAGTTGAACGATCCTTATGGGCTTTGGTTTGATCTCGGGTGCAGTATGCTCGAGATGATTATCGCCCTTGCCGAACGGGTGTCCTTTGAGGATGAGTCTCAGGGGACACCCGTTGAATGGTTCTGGCGTCTTGTGCACAATCTAGAGCTAGATCGATACACCGACGACATCTTTGAAATCTCCATCCAGGAGGAGGTGGAAGAGGTGCTTGAGCGGTTGAACCGTAGGACATATCACTATGACGGAACGGGAGGTCTCTTCCCACTTCGTCGTGCGATGGAAGATCAAAGGACAGTCGAACTGTGGACTCAAATGTCTACGTATCTATTAGAGGGTACGTATACCAGCAGTCGTCCATCGTGGTAGTTTCGAAAAGGGGGTGTAATGACCGAAGTAAACGATACGTTTAAGAGCAAGCAGACTCTCGATTTCTACGAGATTCTCGAGAAGGAGGCGGGTAACCAGAAGAAGGCAATTCTCGAGGTTTACCCGTCCTTCCGAGTTAAGCGATCGAAGGACCTGATGGTGCGGGGGAAGCAGTTCTACGCCATTTGGGACGAAGAGAGACAGCTTTGGTCGACAGACGAATTCGATGTTCAGCGTCTGATCGATGCCGATATTCGTAATTATGAGGTCCAAACACCCGGTCTTTTCGATATTTATCGCAAGACGCTCGGAAACTTCAACACGAATTCGTGGCTGACTTACCGAAACTATGTTGGTCATCTGGAGAACAACTTTCACCAGTTGGATGATCATCTCACGTTCAAGAACAGTGAGGTGAAGAAAGAGGACTATGTAACAAAGCGACTGCCCTACGATCTCTCTCCCGGGGAAGCTCCGGCATGGGAAGAGATCGTTAGCACCCTGTACGACCCGGAGGAGCGTAGGAAAATCGAGTGGACCATCGGCTCAATTGTCGCTGGTGACTCGAAGACGATTCAGAAGTTCGTCATTTTCTACGGTGCTCCGGGTACGGGTAAGGGTACCATCATCAACATCATCCAGATGCTGTTTGAGGGATATTGGGAGGCGTTCAACGCGAAGGAGCTTACCAGCGCGAGCAATGCGTTTGCGCTGGAAGCCTTCAAAATGAATCCGCTTCTCGCGATCGATCACGATGGTGACCTGAGTAAGATTCAGGACAACACCAAGTTCAACTCGATGGTTTCTCACGAGCCCATCCAAATCAATGAGAAGAATAAGCCGCTTTACACGAGTCGGTTTGACACGTTCTTCATCATTGGCTCGAACTCTGCGGTTAAGTTCACCGACTCCAAGTCGGGTCTTATTCGTAGGACGATCGATATTCATCCCTCCGAGCGGCTGTTGCCTGCGCGCAAGTATCAGAGTCTTATGACTCAGGTGAAATTCGAACTGGGCGCCATTGCTGCGCACTGTCACGAGGTTTACCAGAGCATGGGGAAGCACTACTACGCAGAATACAAGCCGATTGAGATGATGCTGCAAACGGATGTGTTCTTCAACTTCATTGAAACACACTACGATATCTTCAAGGCCCAGGACGGCGCCACGCTTCGGCAGGCATGGGACCTATGGAAGCTTTGGGTAGTGGATACTCAAACGGAATGGAAGATGCCCCAGCATCGGTTCCGCGAAGAATTCCGCAACTACTTTGAGTCTTTCGAAGATCGCGCAGTGGATATTAATGGGGAGCGAGTCAGATCCTATTATTCTGGCTTTAAGGCAGATAAATTCAAGTCGCCTACCGGAAAGTCAGAACCCCAGCATATGTTCTCACTCGTCATGGAGGAAACTGAGTCTCTTCTCGACAAAGAACTCGCTAAGTTTCCGGCTCAGTACACCAATTCGCAGGGTAACCCGCGTCTATATTGGGATAATTCGGTTCGATCCAAGTTCGATGATAAACTCGGTAAGACTGTTGAGTTCGTACCCGAGCCAGACGCTATTGTTTCGACGGTTCTAAAAGATCTCGACACGACACAAGAGCACTACGTTAAGGTTCCTGAGAACCTAATCGTGATCGACTTCGATCTTAAGGACAAGGACGGTAAAAAGTCTGCCGAACGAAACCTCGAGGCGGCCTCAACATGGCCCGCCACCTACGCCGAGTTTAGTAAGAGCGGTGATGGGATCCATCTCCATTACTATTATGACGGAGCCGTTGAAGAGCTTAGCTACAGCTATGATGATGGAATCGAAGTTAAGGTCTACAAGGGAAATAGCGCACTGCGTAGACGACTGTCGCTGTGTAACAACGTCCCAATCGCCACAATTAACAGCGGACTTCCGCTGAAGGAGAAGAAATCGATGGATGTCAATAAGCTCGCGGATGAACGTCATATCCGCGCGCTCATCAATAAAGCCCTCCGTAAGGAGGCGAGTCCCGGAGGTACCAAGACTAACGTCGACTTCATCCATCATATTCTGGAGCAGGCCTATAAGGATGGGCTGGTTTATGATGTCACGGACCAGCGTAACAAGATCTTCTCGTTTGCGTCGCTCAGCACAAATCAGGCGATGCCAGCTATGAAGCTGGTCCAGGACATGAAGTTCGCGTCAGAGGGTCGTCTCGAAGCGGCTGCCGAGGTGCCCGACACCTTCAAGAGTGAGCGTACTCTTAACGCGGATAAGGAAGTCCTCTTCGACGTTGAGGTCTTCCCGAACCTGTTCGTTATCTGCTGGATGTACAAGGATGCTCCGAAGGAATCGATCGTTACGATGATCAATCCGTCGCAGCGAGAGGTCGAGCAGCTTCTCGGTATGAAGCTCGTTGGCTTCAACAACCGTCGCTACGACAACCATATCCTGTACGGTGCATATCTGGGATTCAACAACCAGCAGTTGTACAACCTCTCGCAGAAGATCATCGGTAACGTTCCGAACGCCCTGTTCGGTGAGGCCTACAACCTCTCGTACATGGACCTTTACGACGTTGCCACGGTCAAGATGGGGCTGAAGAAGTGGGAGATTACCCTCGGTATTCACCACCTCGAGCTTGGTATTCCGTGGGATCAGCCGGTTCCGAAGGAACTCTGGGATAAGGTCGCAGAGTACTGCTGCAACGACGTCTGGGCAACGAACGTGGTGCGCAACCACCTCGAGCCTGACGTTATTGCTCGCCAGATTCTGTCGGAGCTTTCGGGTCTTCCGATGAACGCGACTACGAACGCTCACACCACGAAGATCATTTTCGGGGAAGAGCGTAAGCCTCAGAGCAAGTTCAAGTACACGGACCTCGGGGAAATGTTCCCGGGATACAAGTACGAGATGGGCAAGTCGACCTACCGTGACGAGATCACTGGCGAGGGTGGATATGTCTATGCTGAGCCGGGTGTCTACGAGAACGTCGCCGTGTTGGACGTCGCATCGATGCATCCGACCTCGATCGAGCAGTTGGATATGTTCGGCGAGTTCACGGAGAAGTTCTCCACCATCAAGACCGCTCGTGTGGCGATCAAGCGCAAGGATGTCGATAAGGTCAAGGAGCTTCTCGGCGAGAAGATCTCTCGATATTTGAGTGACCCGATGATGGCGAAGGCCCTTTCGGACGCTCTGAAGATCGCGATCAACTCGGTCTATGGGCTGACGAGCGCGCGATTCGACAACCCGTTCAAGGACCCGCGGAATATCGACAACATCGTGGCAAAGCGTGGCGCTTTGTTTATGATCGATCTGAAACATGCGGTTCAGGAGCAGGGGTTCCAGGTTGTCCATATCAAGACGGACTCCATCAAGATCCCGAATGCTACGCCTGAGATCATCCAGTTCGTCATGGACTTTGGTGCGAAGTATGGATATGACTTCGAGCACGAGGAAACCTATCGCAAGATGGCCCTGGTTAACGACGCAGTCTATATTGCACAGAAGGCTGATGGTAAGTGGGACGCTACGGGGGCTCAGTTTGCTCATCCGTACGTGTTCAAGCGTCTGTTCAGTCACGAAGATATCGAGTTCAAGGATCTGTGCGAGACGAAGACGGTTACGACCGCTCTTTACATCGACTACACGGGTATCGAGGACACTCCGATGGCTCTGGCTAAGGATCTCGACGAGAACAATATGCGATTCGTCGGTAAGGCTGGTTCGTTCTGTCCTATGGAGCCGAATGCTGGTGGTGGATATCTCCTTCGTGAGAAGGATGGTAAGTTCGCTTCCGCAACTGGCGCTAAGGGATGGTTCTGGCTCGAAGCTGAGATGGTGGAGACTCTGGGTCTACAGGACCAGATCGATATCAAGTACTTCGAACGACTGGTGGACGAGGCGATCGATACGATCAATAAATTCACTACGGATCTGCTGACGTTCGAGTGGTTTGTCGACTCGCAGTACGAACTGGTACAGGCGGCATAATTGGACGAGTGTGAAGGGGACTTCGATTCGTCCGCCGAAGATAAGACTCGCTGTGCTATATGTAGCGGTTATCTGAGAGATCATTATTGGGCTGAAGAGCTCTTCAGTTAGGAGACTGATATTCAGACGTTCATGCCTTGGGATGATTTCACATGGAGCGCTCGAGTTCTTGACGATAAGCGACTCGGTAAGCAAAGAGTGGAAACTCTTCAGATCATGCAGGCTCTCGCTTACGGTGGGAGTGGCTGGGATAATCACCCGGCGGTGCTGATGTGGGAAGGGTATGAACGAGCGCTGCTTGCTTATCAGCAGGCGGTGTGTCACGAGTGGTCATCGGTTCGCGGCTTCCAGGATACGTGTTGGGAAAAGACACGTCTTATATTTCTGGACGTCATTGTCGAACCGATGGCCACTCCGTTGATTCCACCACCGTGGATGGGTAACATCGAGCTCCATATTTCACACCAATCCAATCTACTTCGTAAAAACGAAGAATACTACCGGCGGCATTTCCCAGGAATTACAACAGATGTTCCGTATGTGTGGCCAGTAACAAGGAGACAAACTGATGGCTGACGATAAGGTCACATATTCCGCTCACGGAGTTGAGACCGAAGAAGATGTTCACGATGAATCTTACGTTAAAGATCTAAAGGATCTTAGCGAGAGTCAACTTCTCAAGGAATTTCATTACTGGACGGTGTACGAACGTCGAATTCAACAGGTCGTAGCCGAGATCAAGTCTCGTAAGGAGAACAAAACTGATGGCAAAGCGTAAGGGTGCCCGTCTGGTTTCAGACGCTCGACCCACTGCAACAAACGTAGACTTCCCGGTCTTCGTTCCCAATGACAAGGGTGAGACCAATATCGAAATCGGCAAGGCCCGTCTGCGATATGGCACTCTCGTCGTCGAGTTCAAGGATACAGCCGCTGCGGTTGCCATTCAGAACGCGATCGAACGAGGCGCTCTTCTCGGGCTTGGCACGATCATGCTCGAAGCTGATGTCGTGAACGAGATGTACCAGGAAATCATCGTTGACGAGGCTGCTGTGCGTGAGGCGCAGAACCAGGCTCTCGCGGACGGCAAAATCGTCGCGATTACCGAAGACGAAAATGATGAGGTGCGAATCGTTGGATTCGAAAGCCTCGTCGAAGACAAGACGGTTGATGAGATCATCGCCGAGTACCGATCCGCAACTATCGAAACTACTGAGGAGAACAACTGATGGCAAATCAGCTCGCACGCCAGGACGACGGAAAGTTCCTCGTCGACGAGGCCCGTATTACATTCCGAAACTTTGCGGGAGCCGCAGGTAACTTCAACGCCGCCGGCAAGCGCAACTTCCATCTTCTGCTTCCGCCGGACGTGGCAGCGGCTCTTGAGGCAGAGGGCTTCAACGTGAAGTATCTCAAGCCTCGCGAGGAGGGTGAGATCCCTCAGGCCCACCTTAAGATCAACGTCAACATGGACAGCAATATCCCGCCGAAGATCTTCGTGATCACGTCGAAGGGTCGTCGTCAGTTCACCGAGGACATGCTCGCCATGCTCGATTGGGCAGACTTCGCCAAGATCGACCTCATCTTCAGCAAGTACAAGCGGGACTGGCCGGACGGTCGTACCACGGTCACCGCATACCTGCAGACCTTCTTCGGTACCGTTCGTGAGGACGAGCTGGAGCTTCGTTACGCAGACGTCCCCGAGCTCGAGTCGGCACAGAACGTGCTGGTCTGGCAGGAGTCCACTCCTGAGCAGGTCGAGTTCGAGAAGATGCTGGAGCTCGAGGGCTAATGGTTGCTCTCCAGTTTCAGAACTGGCAGACTGCTCCGATCCCTCTGGTTTCGGTCTTTCTCACCGATGACAACATCTACGACGTCGCTCGTTGGATGGGTTGTGGCAAGGTTGAGATCTCCGAGGTTATCGGTAAGCCGAAGACGATTAAATTCTACGCTGAGCGTGAAGCTGAGAACACCCGAGCGAGCGATCGTTGGGCGCTTACTGCCCGTGTGGATGTTGGGCAATATGTCATGCAGAAGCAAGACCATTACAACGAATGGTCGGAGAAGGTCGAAACCGTCTACTTCCCAGTCGATCGGACGGATATCCATAAGTATGAGCCGCGAAATAAGGTTAACGTCAATCTCGTTACCGTCGTCTCGCCACCATACGATCGCTAAGGATCTCAATGAATAACGAAGTCTTTGAGAAGTGGCAGCCTGATCCTCGAGTGATCACCGCCGTTAAGACGTCCGTAGAGAACGTGGAAGCCGTTCGGACGTGGCTTTCAGATATCTACGGATCCCCCGCCAATGAATCCGTTACCTACATGAAGGGTAACGAAATCGTCATCGATTGGCATATCAAATATCGAGATTCGTTCTCGATCCGAGTAGGAGATTACCTGGTTCACCACGGTGAGCAGGACGTTCGCGTCTATGACCGAAACGAATTCTCCAAAGAGTATACTCGCGTGACTAGCGCGGTATCTCTTGAATCTGAAGCGGGTAAGTGTAACGCCTGCGGTCAAGATGTTATGTATTTTATGGGCCAGGTTTGGCACGTTTATGCGGCGCGTCTTTGCCCGGGTATTATGCGTAGCATTCCGACTTCGGATATCTACACCCCTACAAGCAAGGAGCAAAACAATGGCTGAAAAGCATAGTGTGGCGATGTTCGCCGACGTGGGCGGAAATCGCACCCAGGTCGGGTGGGCTAGCCCCGCAAAGGACGGTGTTCGCACTTTCGAGTTCTCTCCGGGATATGAGAACGTTCGCGTTCGTGACGTGACTTTCTCGGACGAGGAAGAGGCGGCTCTTGCTGCTGAATCAGTTGTCTCGGGTGGAACCGGCGCTACTACGGCTTCGGAGGCACGAGAAGATCTCGATCTTGAGGCGCCTCGAGTGGATGCGGCTCCCGATGAGTCCAAGGCCGCCGATCCGGTCGACAACGTCGGAGAGGTCGTCGAACTCAATAGCGGTGGTGATATCGTCGATGTGACTGAGGACGAGGACGAGGAAGCCGCTTTCGAGCGCGAGCTTGCCGAGGAGAAGGCTGCCTCGAAGAAGAACAAGAAGAATCAGGAGTCGGATAATGACTGACGAGAATAACGTCCTCGAGGTTCGTCGACGCCCCGCGAAGGCGAAGGCCGTTCAGTTCACCGGTAAGAACGGTGCTGAGGTTGTCGATTTCGTGAAGGAGAACGCCGGCGAGGACACCGCACGAAATGGTGGCAGTTACGTCACCATCACGATTCCCAACGCGGGTGGTCGAGCTCTCAAGGGCGACTACGTTGTTATCGACACAGATCGTTCGGTGCTGGTGCTTTCGCCAGACCGTTTCGATCTGCTCTTCGCGATCAAGGGGTAGGTATCATGGCTGAGTCGCTTGGTCGTGTATGGATTGCCATGACTAATCATCGCAAATTCATCATTGAGGCAGATACGCACGACCAAGCGGCTGCCAAGTTCCAGGAGAAAATGGGGTACTACCCCAAGGACTGGCAACTAGAACTGATGGAGCGGTCTGATGATCCACTACCTCCCGAGGTAGACCTCAATCAGTAGTTTCGCGCAGTTGTCAAGAAGTACGCGCGATATCTCTGAAAGATGAACATGGCGAAGAAGAAGGTCACTCTGTATAGCAAGCCCGCTTGCGTGCAGTGTACAGCTACCGAGCGTTGGCTCAAGGCGAACGGATATGAGGACTTCACCCACGCAAGCGCCGTGGATATCGTGGATGCTCTCAAGACCGTTCTCGAGGTGGCTCAGGCTCCGGTCATCAAGGTTGTGGATGAGTCCACTGGTGAGACGATCACTTGGACGGGATACAATCCTATCCTGCTTGAGAAGCACCTTAAGATTGCAGCACCCGCTGCGGAAGCTGACGCGGAGATCGCGGCGTAGTATCCTTCAGCCCGAAGGTTTGACCTACTCCCAGATCTTCGGTATGTGGGAACTCGACTGGACGAGTTTAAATAGCTCTTAGGTCCAGTGCGGTATCGGTGCCCCTGTGATACTTGGGGTAATGGCAGGTTGTATCATGCAGCAGCCGGTACGTGAGCGGTGTGGCGCCGCACCGAAAGTTTATGGGGGTTAGGCCCCCCTGTGGATGAGTTAGTTAAAACCGCGCTATCAGGTATATATGCAGGTAACTATGTTACCAATAAGCGCCTTTCCAGAGGTGGCGAAGTCACAGACAGCTGGAACTGTTCCCGGGATCATTCTCGGGCGCCTGATTATATGGGGGTCTCGTCGGCTATCGGCGCGGCCCCCATACCCTATCTTTTTGTGGTCACAATTATGGGTATCTCTTGAAAGGGGACAAATGAAGTACGCACCGTTCTTCCTGGGGGCTGTACCTAGGAATCCATACGTTCTGGATATGGATGAAGGTACCTGGATGGTTATCGCCGAGGATAAGGATTCGGTTTGGTACATCGAGGTTCCGGATGCGGGATCTCGAGAGGCGGCCGTACGTATTGCTGACGCTTTGAATAAGGCCCACGTTGCTGATAGGGATAAGGAATAATGACAGACAACACTGAAGATCTCGTGATCAACACGACCCATCGATACGGACATTTCTGTCCTAAGAAGCGTAAGATCGACAACGCTAAGTGTTCGCTATATTCGCCTCATGAGGGCGATCACAAGACCAAGCATCTCGCAGAGAGCTTCACGGACGAGGAAGCTAACTAACATCCACTAGCCTTCGGGCAAGATTGTGGACGATTCTAACTGACGTAGTCAAGGAGAAACGAAGAACATATGTCTTAATGATCGAAGAGCAGTGGGCCGCGATCGAGGGATTTCCTGACTACGCCGTTAGTAATCTCGGTCGAGTCAAGAGTTTGAGATTTGATAAACTTCTCAAACCTCGCATCAACGGCTACGGACACTACCGAGTTGTTCTGTACAAAGACAAAGAGCCCTATGACGTCGCAATTCATAGACTGGTGGCCGCGGCCTTCATCAATGGATATTCGTCGGAGTTGAGCGTTAAGCCTAGAGACGGGGATCATTCCAATCTCAACGTGTACAATCTTCGTTTCCGCCAAGGACAACGAATGGGTCAGTTGATTAAGAATCCTCCGAAAATAGCAGTCAGAAGAGTCATGGTTATTGAGTCTGGAGAGATCTTCAATAACGTACATGACTGTGCAGAACATATTGGTGGGCATCCGAGTTCCATCTACAGGGTCCTCCGGGGGGAGCGCCCACATCACCTAGGTTACACATTTCGATACGTCGAGGAGCGCTAGTGCCTGTTATTGATTCCGCCGATCGTAGTCTATGCCCGAATACGGATAACCACGAGCAGCATTTCTGGAAGTATTCGGACGAGGCCGAGGCCGTAGTTCATCGATGCCCAGGATACGTCACCATCCATGTCGATATTTTCGAGAGGTCTTGAGCGTGGAGCTTGAAGAACTATTCGTCCCGATTCCGCATTGGGAGCCTTACGCCGTAAGCAATTACGGTCGGGTTATCGATCTGGTTGGAGAATACGAACTAAACCAGAGACCTAATAAATTCACCGGTCGCATGGAAGTTCGACTTAGGTATTTTGGCGCATATGGGGATCATTACGTAGACGAGTTGGTCACTGAGGCCTTCTTCGTCAACTATCGCCATGGCATCCCGATATTCTACAAGAACGGCAACAAGAGCGACTGTACGGTTCTCAACCTGTCGTTTGACCCCAAATATGGAGAGGAAAATGCCCGGACTGTGTGAGAAGCATCAATACGATTACAAGGGTGTAGACCCAGATAGCGCACTCGCGATTTACGAATGGGAATGTCGTAACTGCGGGAATCATTTCTGGCAGATTCGCTGGACCTTCAAGATGTGCATTACTGGTCAAGCCCCAACACCATACATTCTCGGTAATGGCGATTGGACCTGGGGTCACGAGGACTTCAAGAAGGAGCTCAAGGAGGCGGAAGATCGAGCGAAACGAAAAGGCGTGCGAGAAGCACTCCTTCGAACTAACTGGGTATACTGACAACTTCCTCCTCGGCGTTTATTACTTCGAATGTAAGAAGTGCGGATACGAAGTAGAACAGGATCGACTTTCGCTGCAACTACTACTGAAGGGCGCCGGCGGTGGCAGACGTAACCATTCACATTGAGGGCTACGGTCAAATAAGTGTAGAAAAACCCGCGGTGTACAATGACGATTCATTCGCCGACGGATTGAGCGATGCGGTGGCTAAGGTCATGACCTTGATTCACCCCACATCCCAAAAAGAACGTTTTCATCCCGTACTAGGACTCGGAGGATATGAAAGTAGTAATCCTGGGGGGTCCCCACGATGGATACCGAACGACCATCCCTGATGATATCGGAGAGGGTCAGATGTTTTTGGTCGATGCGATCGAATACTTCTACCACCGTCCGAAAGATAAGTCGGGTCGGCTTATTTATTACACCTCGAGCTGGGAGGCTTAATGGGCGTCAGTCTAATGCCTCATCAGATGCAGGCGATTCTCGAAATGCACAACGGGTCGATTCTTCGCGGAGAAGTCGGTACCGGTAAGACAATCACTGCGTTGGCATATTACTACATGAAGGAATGTAAGGGTATGCCTATTATCCCGGGGGTGGTTGATACAGTAAAGCCCATGGAGAATCCCATGGATCTGTATATCATCACCACGGCTAAGAAGCGCAATGATATGGAATGGGAACTGGATGGAGGAAAACTTGGACTCTTTAGAGAATCCGACCCAAATGGAGTCCAAATGCACGTCGACTCCTGGAACAACATCAGTCAATACGAACACATCACTGATGCTTTCTTCATATTCGATGAGCAGCGGTTGGTCGGATCGGGTGCTTGGGTTAAGTCGTTCTACAAGATCGCCGCGAACAACCGATGGATCCTTCTGTCGGCCACGCCCGGGGATACTTGGATGGACTATATTCCAGTATTCGTTGCTAATGGCTTCTTTAAGAACAGGTCGGAGTTCCTTCGGGAACATGCTGTATTCAGCCGCTTTAGCAAATTCCCTAAAGTGGAACGATTCGTGGCAACAGGTCATCTCGACCGTCTTCGAGACCAAATCCTGGTTGACATGCCATACGAGCGGCATACAAAACGACATGAAATCTATGTTCTTAGCGACTATGATGATGCTAAGTATAAGCAAGTCGTGGCGTCACGTTTCAATCCTGATACCGAAGAACCCTTCCAAGGTATCACGGACCTCTTGGCTTACTGCCGAAAGCTTACGAACAGCGACCCTAGCCGTCTGGGAGAAATCCTACGCATTCTAGAGAAGCACCCTCGTCTGATCATCTTCTACAACTTCAACTACGAGTTGGATACGTTGAGGACCCTTCGGACGACGCTCAATTATCCATTGGCTGAATGGAATGGACAGAAACATGAGAAAATCCCGGACGGGGACAAGTGGATCTACCTTGTCCAGTACACTGCAGGATCTGAAGGCTGGAACTGTATTAGTACTGATGCTATTGCGTTTTATAGCCTCCCATATTCTTGGAAAGCATTCCACCAGTCGAAAGGACGAATCGATCGTCTAAACACGAAGTATGTAGATTTGTTCTACTATATTCTTCGTTCAACCGCCCCCATCGATAAGGCCATCTGGAAAACCCTGATGACCAAGAAAACCTTCAACGAGCGTACTTACGAGAAGGAAATGTTCGGTGACAAATCTCCGTTTAGAAAGGAAGAACCCAAGAATGACAACGTCATCCCGATTCGACGATTCACAGGTAATGAGAGTGTTGCTGCATGAGTGAAACTGCTCACGATCATTCAGAATATGAGGTCGTAACCAACATCATCTGTATGGACTGTGGCAAGTTCCAGGCAGTCTGTGCGATGTGCGGTGAGCCTCTGCATAAGTGCGACAAGATCGTGCAGGATCCTCGAATTATTCGTGGTTATAGGGTTATTCCTGAATTCCCGGACTACATGGTGAACAACCAGGCGACGGTTCGTCATATCGCCACGAGTCGACTCTGCATGCTGGTGCGAGTAAGCAAGCAGGGTGGCGCAATGATCAATGTCATCAAAAACAGTAAGAAGTACACACGTGCTGCGCAGGATCTCCGTGATGCAGCATTTGGCCACGCCTCCACAAATTCAAACTAATTAGATAGGGGATATTCAATGGTTGATCTGCTCGAGGATGTCAAGCAGGATACAGTCACGATCGACACCGAGAATGGCGATCACGACAAGTTTCAGCATTACTGCAGCAAGAAAGCTATTAGCGACAACCTTTTCTACGGAACGCCCATGCAGGCACTCTGTGGGAAGATCATCCGTCAGCAGGTCGACCCTCTTGGGCGAACCGTCTGTCCCACCTGTATCGAAGAGTACGAGAAGCTGGAAGCTGATGACTGAGCACGACTTCACACACGGACGCTGGGGACACAACCTCAACATTCTTAACTGGGACAAGACTGCTCGAAAGGGTAAGGCTACGTGCTGGGTGGCGTCCGGTCTTAAGAATGGCGATATCGTACTGGTTCGTAGCGAGAACGGATCCATGAAGCTTCGTGCGTCAGAAGTTGTAAAGGCCCCCAACGTCGACGACATGTATATCTTCACCGTGTCGGAGATCTCGGAGACAACCGACGAAGACCTTTGGGTCACGAAGGTCAAGCGACATGATGGCGGATATTCCATCCTCGAAGTCGCTTCCAAAGAGAATGCTCAGGCTCTGGCTGACGAGTTCAACGCTCAGTATCAGACTGACAACTACTACATCGAGAAGTATGATAAGGAGCGTCATGCGTATTCTCGTCACGGGTAGTCGTAATTGGATTGATGATGGTTCTGTCGCGCAGGCTATCGCCGATGTAATTGTTCGCGAGACTGGAGTGACGGTATTTCCGGGTGATTACGATGTGACTATTGTGCATGGTGGGGCCAGTGGGGCTGACACTCTGGCTGGTAATCTGGGTCATGCTTTCGGATGCAAGGTGGAGATTCATCCGGCTCAGTGGAGAAATCACCAGCCAGACTGCTCCGAAACGTGTCGAGGTTGGCGAACATGTCGGCGTGCGGGATATGTTCGTAATGCCAAGATGGTCAAGCTTGGTGCGGATATTTGTCTTGCATTCATCAGGGATGCTAGCCGAGGAGCAACCATGTGTGCAGACCTCGCTGAGAAGGCTGGGATCCCGACCGTACGATATGAGGTAACCAGTGGAACAGATTGACGATTACCTCCATCACGAACGAGGCATGTTCGTCTTCTATTTTCCAAAGTCGAATGAGTTTAGTGGTCTAGGGCCAGCTCTGAAGTCCGACGAATGGAAGCCTCGGAACGCCTACGATATTTACTATCAAGGATGACGATGCCTCGAGTACTCAATAAGTATAAGGACGAGATCCCCCCGGATGCCGTCTATATCGGTCGAGGTAGTCCTTGGGGTAACCCTTGGGCTATTCGAGATGGATTGACTAGAGAGGATGTGATTGCTGCGTATGAGGCGTATGTCTCGCAGCATCCGTCGCTTCGAATTCGTATCAGAGAAACACTAGCGGGAAAAGATCTGGTGTGCTTCTGTGCACCAAAAGCATGCCACGGAGATATCCTTCTTCGTATAGCTAACCAAGGAGAAAACGATGACTGACCTTTCTGGATTCCACCGCGCCGTTGTTGCCGAGCTTGACCGTCACCGCCGTAAGGGCTACGACGAGAAGCACGACGACGATCACGGTCTTGACCATCTGCTGGACCAGGCGTTCGACTATATTTCGCGCGGACAGACGGTAAAGGCTGGCGCGCTTATCATGGCAGCCAAGGCATATCGTCTGCGTCACACCAAGAACTCCATGCAGGAGGATATCGAGGAGTTCATGCGTCGTTGCGATCAGGAGGTGGCGGATTACCCGCAGCTTCCATCGGACGAGGTCCGCACGCTTCGTATTCGACTCATGGTCGAGGAGCTTCTTGGCGCCAAGGATATCAGCGAGTTCATGATTGATATCGATGGTAATGCTACGCCATATTCGGCGAATCACTATGTCGAACTTCTCGTCAAGAACAAGTCTGACGAGCTCGTCGCAAGCATGCTCAAGGGCGATCTCGTGGGTGTGGCTGACGGTATCGCAGACGTTCTCTACGTCGTGATCGGTACGGCCGTGGCCTACGGTATCGATATTCAGGAGATCTTCGATGAGGTTCACCGTAGCAACCTCAGCAAGACTGTCTGGAACGAAGATCTGAAGCGATACACCATCGAAAAGGACGAGTTCGGCAAGGGTCTCAAGCCCGACACTTACTCGCCGGCAGACCTCGAGCCTATCGTGCTTCGTCAGATCGAGAACGGTAAGGCCTGGGAAGAATTCCTCTCGGATCCGTCTGACGATTCCGAGCTGATTGTCGCCACGATCGAGGTCTGATGTCCGAGGTTTCGAAGCTTGCCGTAAAGTGCGGCAAGTGTGACCATCAAGCAGCGTCCCACAGCCCTAAGGATAAGCACGGCTGCAAGGTGTTCGGCTGCGACTGTCAGTGGTTCAAAATGCCAGAGGAGAATAACTAGATGGATTACTGCAAGACCTGCTTTCACTCATTTGACGAACATCGCGGTTCGATTCTCTCCGACGTGGCGCCTTGTGTCCTAGAAGAGTGTCCTTGTGGAGATTTCGTCAAGGGTGAGACTCGGACGGTTTCTGCCACTGGTGGAATGAAGGGTGTCAAGCCGCAGCGTCACAGTCTTATTCCGACTGAGGCTCTGGATCTCATGGCGCAGCTGTACGGATTCGGCGAGAAGAAGTACGACGCTCATAATTGGCGTAAGGGATACGATTGGAGTAAGTCGTACGACTCTCTTATTCGACACGCCAATGCATTCTGGGGTGGCGAGGATAATGATCCCGAGACGCAGCTTCCGCATATGGCCAGTGTCGCATGGCACGCATTTACGCTGATGATCTTCATGATTGAGCATCCCGAGTTGGATGATCGGTATAGGGGTCAGATCATGGAGGCGATGGCGGATCCGAATTTTATCGAGACGGCTGAGTGGTCTATCGAAACCATCGACAAGAAATTCGAAAAGAATGTCATCACTGCAGAAGAAGCCCGTGAGCGATACATGAAGGCTGCGGATTTTCCTCCGAAGAAGCTGAAAAAGGTTATTCTACATCAGCCGATCTATAATAGGCCGACGCAATCGATTATCATCCCTGAATGCGAAGGTGTTGATTATCGGACGTCCGAGGGTCCCGTTCTTCCCGCAGGATCATATCCGCTAAAGAATACTGAACAGATCGAAGCTTATCCGAAAGAGGGGTATTACCTCGATCCTCAGGTTGATGCCGTCTGGCTATTCGCATATCCTAACTGAAAGAGAACCATGAACAACACTATGGAAATTATCCTAGGACTCATCGTCTTGGGCATCTTAGTTGTATTTATCGTCTGTGGTGTTTGGAGCATGGTTGACTGCGTCTCTAACGGTGGGGTATTCGTAAAGGGAGTTCCGATCTATAGTTGCGTAGAAAGAGACTGAAATGGGACTTCTGTGTATTTGTGGACATTACAATACCGAGCATGAAGATGCAACCGGACCTTGTACGGCCACTGCGTGTGAGTGTCGACGTTTTGTCCGTCACGATCTCTATTCGGACTCTCTAACTGAAGTAACCGAACAGTTGCAAGCTCAATTCGATCGATCACCCACCCTTAAAGAGATATATCGATTCATGTGGGGGGACAAGGAAACTCGTAAGCGAATTTGGCGCGATCGAGGTCTTCCGGAGGGGCAGCGATATGACTGACCTTGATAGGTTGATCCAAATCGCCGTTAGGGATCAACAGTATCAGTTAGAACGTTATATTCAATCGTTTAGGGAACATTACCAGATTACAATGGAAGATCTCGTTCGAGATTACGTTCTCGAAGAGGTTGATACTGTCGAACAAGATCTCAGTCAAAACGAATATCGTATCGTTTCAACGACTCGATTGAGACTGAAAACACCAGAGGAGAAAGCATATGGCGTACCGGGACAAGGAACTTCAGGATCGAGCGCGGAAGTTGGCAGCGGAGAAGGGGATTAAGTACACGGAAGCTCTACGCGCGTTGCGCACGGAGAAGGATGGGGAAAGTTCAACACTCCCTGATGATATCGCCGAGGTCGGAACTTGCAAGAAGTGTGGTCAGGAGCTGATCCACTATCAGAACGACGTTTGGCACCCTCATACGGTACCGAACGAGTGTCCTGATGGTATGCGTCCTGGTCACGACAACTTCATCATCGACGAAGAGAAGACTCGAGAGCTTCAAGAGAGTTTGGCGAACAATGGGCGTCAAGAAGAAAGCAGCTAAGCGATATCTCGAAGACAAGAAGGCCGAGGACAAGTACTGGGAGAACTACATAAACATGGGTCCCTGGTTAGTTGCGATCGGCCTTCTTGTCGCTGCATTGGTATTCATCATGACCACGACCCCAACGGATTTCCAATGAGCCTATTCAGAGAAGCTCGCCAGAAGGCTTTGGTTCACGTCCGTATTCGTCGAGTCTTCAAGTTTTGGATATGGGATGTTTGGTATGAGGGAGTTCCGCTCATATTCGACAGAAGTGGCATTACCATGAACCGTAAGAAAGCATTTGATAAAGCAGGAGACGCTGCCGCGCGCATCGTCCGTTACGAGAACGAAGGAGCGGCCGATGGCTGACAAATACGAAGTATTGAATCTGGGGACGGGTACCTCGGACAAGCACGCGGTGATGGAAAGCAATCTCGGCAGCAATGGGCGAACCATTTGGACTATCGTGGTTCCTGATGCGGGTCATCGCAATATTGCTGCCAAGATTGCTCGACTTCTGAATAAGGAGTACGAGGAAATTCTGGCTCGAGAGAATCGTCGCAAGACTGAAGAGCTCTAATCATATCTACTAGGAGATAAATAGATGAGCGAAGTTAACGTAGAGACGGGTCTTCCGGCTCTTCCAGAAGGAATGTTCTGGCGAGTTCGGCAGGAAAGGCACTATTACGGAGGACTCACCAATGCCGTAGAGGTTCAGATAATCCAGCCATATACGGAGATCACTCGAGCCCCTCGAACGTTCTTTGGAATTCAGTTCGGAACTTACCCCGAGAAGGAAGTTCCTAAAGAGAACGTTCTCGGCGGAGAGATCATCACTGGGGAAGATAAAGAGAAATACATTCTCTATTCGAAGATCACTGCAGAAGACGTGTATCGAACTGCCGAACTTGTGTTGGCGGCGTATAACAAGTCCCAGTCGGCTAAAGATCTCCTCGGTGATTACCCGCCGAACAAACTGAATAGGAGTTGATCGTGGCATTTGGAATTGACGAAGTTGTTCGGGCTGTTCGACGCAACACCAACATGATCAATAATGCCTTTACGATGCAGAATACGCTCATCAGTCGACAGAACGATCTTATCGCGGAACAGAACAAAATTCTGGCTCGTGCCGCAAACGCTCTGGTCGCGATGTCCACTCCTCCGGTGACTGACGACGCAGCTCGATCCGAGAAAGCCCCGAAAGGGCTGATCAGTGAGTAATGCGACGGGAGTTACCGTTCCTATCACCATGGGATGGGACAAAGTAATCGGTCGAGCAGAGTTCGATTACGAAACTGGTAAGATGACTGCCAATATCGACATGAAATTGGTGAAGATCCTCGCCGAGGGTCTTGGGGAGAACCTAATCGCGATCGGTTTCTATGCCAAAGGTGCCAACCCGGCTATGACAAAAGTCCACGAAGAAATCCAAGAATACAACAAGGAACCAAATGATTGATCTTATTGCAGAACTGGCTCTTATTCGCGACTCTCTCGGTAAGCGTAAGCTTGGTATTACTCACGCCATCGCCGCCGAGGGGGATTACCTCAAGAGTAAGAGTTTCTCGGCCGAGGTTATTCCCGACGCAGATCTTCCCAAGTTCGGTGTTACAGAGATCGCCGCATATTACCTTCTCGTGCAGATTGTACAAGCACCGACGGACCGTCCCATCGCCGAGGTGCTCAGTCAGTACGAGACGTGGACTGTTCTAGCCAACAAGGTACTCGAGACTTACGACAAGTCTCTTCTTTGACCCCTTATCCCATTAGGAGAAAACTTAGATGATCAACGATATCGAATTTGTTAATGATGTAGCGGTCAAGCTCATTCGTTCTATGGCGTCTGACGACACGGTTATTCAGGCAGCCCAGGTTAGCGGCAAGGGTGAGAACAGTCCCGACACGGTCCCGCCTCGTCTTATCCAGTCCCTCATGAAGAACAAGCACGGCGTTCCGTTCGAGCACAACGCGTTCACGTTCTTCATCGAGCTTCCCATTTTCGCCTCTCGAGAGCAGGTGAAGCACCGCATCTCTAGCATCAACGAGATGTCCGGTCGGTACACCACGCTGCTTCCGCGATTCTATATTCCGGGCGATGACCGCAGTCTGGTCAACAACGGAACGAAGATGAAGCCCGACTTCGGAGCAACTCCGGAGGACGTTCGGATCGATACCGAAGAGTCGCTTCGGTATATCTCGTCGGCGTCATGGAACGAGTACCAGCGTCTTCTTGGTATCGGCGTTGCCAACGAGGTGGCTCGTATGGTGCTTCCAGTAAACATCATGAGTCAGATGTACTGGACGGTCAACGCTCGTTCGCTCATGAACTACCTGTCTCTCCGCAGTCAGCAGGACGGTGCTCTGGTGCCGAGCTTCCCGCAGCGTGAGATCCAGATGGTCGCCGAGAAGGTGGAGGATATCTTCGCTGAGGAGATGCCGCTCACTCACGAGGCCTTCGTGTTGAACGGACGTGTCGCTCCCTAATGGCCGGAGAATCGGAGTTTAACGAACGGTTTTTAAACATGAAGGTCGGTGAGGAAATTCACATGTTCGTGGCGAACGACGGGACTCTCATCATTGATCCGGAGACCGTGAAAGCGATCGATAATGGATCCTAACCAACTGTGGTCTTGGTTCCTAAGCGCAGTGGGAATTGTCGGATTCTTCCTCGCGGGTAAGAAGGTCTGGTGGGCATGGTATGTGAATATCGCAAACCAGTTCGTCTGGACCGCGTATGCCATCGTTACCGAGCAGTGGGGGTTCGTTGTCGCATCGGTGTTTTACTTTGCAGTATTCAGTCGCAATGCATATCTGTGGACTAAAGAGCATCGAGCGATGAAGATCTTTAAGGAGGAAGAATGGCAGGCAAAGTAAAGACTGTAGATATGGTCAAGGTGTGGTTCTTCGTAGTTCTGGTGGCCCTCATTCCAGCAACGGCGGCCTTCTTCTGGGCTCTTAGTCTGCCGAGATAGGTAGGATAATGGAGCTAGATATTCCGGCGGTAAAACAGCAAATCCTCAAACTCTCCATGGATCTGCAGATTGACGCCATGGTCAAGAGTGGTATGAGTAACGACTCGTCTGGCTCTTATTTCATCGAGGACATCTCGTGGACCGATTTGGGTAGCGATAAAATCAAGGCGCTGAATTATCTACTCCACGAGCTACTTATTAGATTCCCGAATCTCCAGTTTGCTCAGTTTGAATCTCTAAAGCCGAGCGAACGAGGAATGCTTATTGAGTGGAAACCCAGATGGAAGCCTGTCACTCAGGTTGTTCAGACGGACGAGATCGAGTTTATCGAACGAAAGGCAATTGAGAAATGACAATGGAGAGAGAAGAGGCCGAAAATGGCTAATATTCCCATGCCCGAAGGATTGGAGAACCCCGATCTTGAATGTGTCATGTTGGACCTGGCCCCACTGGATGTACACGCGGCCTTCGGTCCGGACCTTAAGGAGAAGCATTTCTTCTACGGTGATGTTCCGGAGCTCTCGTATGCTCAAGGCCCAGTGGCGGAGAAGAACGCGCACGTCACGCTCCTATTCGGCATTCACCCGAGCGAGACGTATGTAGACGATGTCATGGCTGCGCTGGACGGTTGGACGCCGGACGAGATCTACGTTCGTAAGGCGTCTTATTTCCCCAGCACTGTCGAGGGTCAGGACTACAAATGTATTGTCCTGGAGGTTGTCCCCTCGGCTAACCTGCTGAACGCGAACAAGCGTCTTCAGGCTCTGCCTCACACCAATCAGTTCACTGAGTACAAGCCACATATTACCCTGGCATACATCAAGGGCGATAAGAACATCGATCGGTGGCTGAATCGTCTGAACGTCCATTACGCAAACCGTATTCTGTATCCCACGGCGTTGAACTTGGGTTTGGATGATGAAACTTGAAGATCTTCCTCGATACACCATAATTCAACGCACTAACGATACATGGGGTGTGTATTGGGTGGACGACTTCGGTCTCCAGAATCTAAATACATACTGGGACCACATCAGTGAAGACTTCGATGAGTATAAAGAGTTTGGTTCGTTTCGAATCATTTCTCTGCCCGTAACTCATCGAATTGAAGGCGACCAAATCGTGGCCGTCTAATCTGCTATATAGCAAGAAGGAGAAAACGATGAATACAGTATGGAAGTACACGCTGGATCTTGATGAAGGACTTCAGCATGAACGCTCAATTCCTCTCGGCGCAACATTTCTGAATCTGCGCATGGTCGAGATTGGTCCGGGCGCGGCCATGCATAGAATTCTTCCAAAGGTTGAGTTGTGGTTCCACCTGGATAAGTCACAGCTCCAGAAAGTCGATCGGACGTTCTGGTTTGTTGGGACTGGGTTCGAGGTTCTGGATCATTCGGTATATTTGGGAACTGTGTTTCCGCTTCGAGAGGTGGTTCTGCATCTGTGGGAGATCTTCCCTGGAGAACTTGCCGAAACACCGAAGGTATATCTCGAAACCATCAACGAGCCTGAAACTCGATCGGGCGAGATGAGCTACGATGCCGAACGTGTGGCGCAGTTTACTCAGTCGGATATTCCTCGTTCGCACTAATCACGAGGCCTATAGTGACACCCATCTGAAAGGAAATCGCTATGCCCGAAAACGAACCCGTCAAGGAATCGTTCATCGAGAAGCACGGACTCGCCATCATCGTTGGCGGTACTGTCGCAACGCTCGCCGCCGTCACCCTCGTGTACTACAACCACACGAAGACGACGCAGCTGAACTACGCGCAGTACCTCACCAAGCAGAACGAGACGTACGCCGCGCACCTCGAAGGACTCCTCGGAAAGATCTTGACCAAGGCATCTGACGCCGCAGAGAAGTAGAAGAAACGGAGGGGCCTCTAGCGAAAGCTACAGGTCCTTCCGTTTTTCGCAAGAATCACAGGGGCTATAATGAAAGGAAGTCGCTCAGACTCTTCTTTCTTTTTTGTCGACCAAGATAGGAAACTCTTGTGGAACTATCACAACTGGCTAGTGACGCTGCCAAGAAACTAAATCGTCACGCGCCATCGATACTAACGGCCTTTTCAGTCATTGGTATCGGGGCAACCGCATACCTTTTCCATCGTGCCGGGAGACAAGCAGAACGTCATATCCAGCACGAAGTTCGCGTGAATGAGGAATTCGAAGAGCGTTTCCCCACACGGCTTGAAGAAGCTGAATTCACGTGGCACTACTACATCATTCCACTCTCGATCGGTATCGCAACAGCCACATGCATGATATCCGCTACCGTGCTCAGCTCGCAGCGTCAAGCAACGCTGATGGGCGCATATGCTCTGGCCGAACGAACCATCGCCAAGTATCGGACGAAGATCACCGAGTTCGCCGGCTTCAACGCAGAGTCTCATATTCGTGAGGAAGTCATCAAGGATGTAGCTCGCGAGACGGTGGTGAACCCGAACGTGTTCGCTAAGGACGCTGAGGGCACGCTATATCTCGACGTCTTCTCCGGACAGCAGTTCCGATCCGACGATGAGACCGTACACAAGGCCATGGACGACACCAATGTGAAGTGTGAGGAAGAAGGATTTGCCTCACTGAACTACTTCTACGATCGTGTTGGTGCTCGAACGACTCAACTGGGCGAAATCCTAGGTTGGACAGACGGATTCCCTCTCGAGGTAACCCTGACGCCTGTTGTATTCGAAGACGGAACAGAAGGGTACGGCCTAGACTACGTTCGAATGCCGTTCATGGGATATTACGAGGTCTGACAGAGAAACGCCTATGGCGCTGAAAGGTATCTTCTGCTCGTCCTGCGGGCTGGAGATTCTGTCAGATCAAAAATTCCATGTAGTTCCGCCGAACAACCTATATCACAGCCTACCGTATCTGTGCTATCCGTTCCGAGACATGGGGGTATATTGATGGAAACATCATCACTCAACGTCAACGATCTCCGTCGAGACGCCACCACGCTGATCGCGCACAAGTATCTTCTGGATATTCGGGACCTTAACCACGAGGATCCGATTGCTGAAGATGAGGTGCGTCTGATCGGGGACTCCCTTGATGGAGAGAACTGGACGGGACTATTCTCTACCGACGACGATGCCGAAAGCGTCTATGAGGTGTCGTATCGGGAAGGGAATGAGGGCGCGTACTATATCACGAAGTATGTGATGTTCAGCTGCGAAAGAGTCGATCCCTCACAGGTTCTGTACTGAAATTGGAAGCCCCTGTCGCGAGACTGACAGGGGCTTCCAATTTTTACTGTTACGCGTGTTACTGGTGTGACTAATGTTAAAGAAGTTACTCCTGTCATCGCACAAATCACACACGCTATAATGAAACTATAACGTACGAACCATCTGGAGGAACTCTCCACTCAGGTGGAGCCTCCGCTCCGGTAAGGAAGCCGGAGTGCTCCGTACGAGTTCATGGATCACCCTCGTGAGAGGACTGATCCCCGATTTTAGTTTTTGTCTTTCGCGAGAATCACAGGGCCTATAATGACACCCCTCTGAAAGGATTTCTCATGGCATTTGACGACATGAGCAAAGACGACATCAAGGACCTCATGCATTCCCTCGCCATGGCGAAGGCAAACATGGAGAACTGGAAGTACATTCAGCACAACTCGCACCTCGTCAAGAGGGAACAGTTGGAGCAGACTGTTGACCAGATGATCTCTATGTTCGAACCGCTCATCGACGGCATGCAGATGGCCACCGAAGTCGAAGCGCTCACCCGACTCGATCCCTACGATCTCATCTGAGATGTAAAGAAAAGCTCGCCTAACACGCGGGCCTTTCTTTTTCTGGTCACTTTTATGGGTAGTTATGTTACTGGAGTGGCAAAAGTGCTCTGCTGCGACTTTTCCCCCAGAAAAGATGAGAGACTCATAGACGAGTTTTCTTTATCTAGACATCCCCGTTCCAGGTTTTAAAAAGAAATCCTCTCAGATCGCCTCCTGTGGCTTCTGAACACCTATTCTGAGGCAATAATTTGAAAGGACCCTCATGATCATTCAAATCCCAATTGCTCTGATGTTCGCGATATTCCTGCTGATCATCAGCGGGGGCGGACTGATCATCGGACTCATCTTCAATAAGAGAGATCTGACCGTCGGATCTTTCGCGGCTTTCGTGCCGGCAGTTTTGTTCATTCTCTGTTTTGTTGCATTCTATGTACTGAAAGGAATATTCGATGGACGTTGAACCGTGTCAGATGAAGACCACCCACAAGGCACATACCTGGCACGTCACCGACAAGGCTGGACGAAGCGCCTTTTGGTATTGCCGAGGGATTGTTCCGGAGCCCGTCCTGGACGAGTTCCCAATCGGCGTGGGTGATGGTGTCCGGATCGATGGTGTCGTCTACGAGGTGATGGAGATCAAGAAGTTCGCTGGCACTCGAAGCATCGATATTCGAATCGAGTCATTCGGAGGTAAAGCAGAACGGCATTTGTTCCTCGACCCAATGGAGTAATCGATGGATTTCAGTGAGCCCCTGACCTGGGTCTTCACCCTCGCGATATTGGTCCTATTGGGTGCTGCAGCATCCGTTGCGATCGAGAGATATGTGACGGACAAGAAACACAAACAACACAACGACCGCATGGACGAACTCAACGAAAAGAGTTTCTGATGGACGACCTGTCTCCTCGAGAATTGAAAGCGGAGATCCTCAACCACCTCAAGAATAACCCGAACGGTGTCACCACCAATCGGCTGATCGAACTACTTCCCACCGAGTCGGATGATCGCATCAAGAGCATGGTTCGATTGCTCAGCAAGCAGAACATCATCTACAGCGAGACTGTCATTCCTCCGTGGGCGGCGTGGAAGCTGACCGAGGATAAGCCTCTCAAGATTCTCTGCGTCCACTGTAAAGAACCAGTCGAGACCGCCATCGTCGCCGGCAGAGGAACCGTTTGGATCCACGAAGACGGACATATGACGTGCCGATCAACCTACGCAGCCCCCAACCTCATCGAGTACGAGCGAAACAAGAAAGAAAAGGAATCTCAGTGATCGATCTCTTCTTCCAGAACACAGTCGCCCCCGAGCCGTTCGTCCGTCGTCCCAAAAAGCGAATCAACAAGAAGATCGACAAGGGAGCCAACGTGCTCCAGATGATCGAAACCGGTGTCGCTCTCGGAAATGAGACCCTGAAGCTCTACAACATGGGTCGTGGCTTCTACCGTCGAAGGTTCAACTACTCGGTCAAGGTGTGCGAGAAGGATGCGCTGTATTCGGACGTCCATGCCTGGCTCATGGATGTGCTGCCCCACGAGAAGCACAAGTCGCTCGAGGTCGCGACCGCACGTCGAATCAATCGCCGGCCCTACGAGTCGTCAGCCACGGAGGAGAAGGGGCCTGGTGACAAGATCGATCCCATCCAGGTTCGATTCAATGACAAGTCCTCGCGCTCAATCATGGTCGAGGGTCACAAGGTCACCATCACGCTGATCACTCCCGAGAACGCTGATCGGGAGAAGCAGGTGTCGATGATGTTCAGTGAGGCGAACTCCGAGATCATCTTCGACACTTATTCGTATGAGGGTCAGCAGGCGGTTATTCGTCAGCTCGAGAAGCTCAACCAGCAGCGTGCCACCACACGCAAGGCTGTTCTCAAGATGATGAACCAGTGGGGATCGTGGAGTACCCGCAGCGATCTGCCTCCTCGCACCATGGATTCGGTGAGTCTGCCTAAGGATCAGAAGAATCGTGTGGTGAGTGACCTGAGCAACTTCCTGGATTCCGAGGAGCAGTATAACCGTCTGGCAATCCCGTGGCACCGTGGGTACATGTTCTACGGTCCTCCCGGAACCGGTAAGACGTCGCTGGTCAAGGCGCTCGCGAACCAGTTCAACCTGGACCTGTGGTATATCTCGCTGTCAGACCTGAAGTCGGAGCATTCGCTTCTGGGTCTGCTGGCGGATGTGGGTCCTCGTAGCATGCTGCTTCTCGAGGATATCGACACGATCAAGATCACTCACGATCGTGACGCATCGGAGCAGGGTCAGATCAGCATGGGTTCGCTGCTCAACACACTGGATGGTGTGGCAACTCCTCATGGTCTCATCACGGTGATGACCACCAATCGGTTCGATATCCTGGATCCCGCTCTCACTCGGGCTGGGCGAATGGATCTCGTGGAGGAGCTCGGATATCCGACGCTCGAGACGGTTCAGGACATGTTCGTTCATTTTTATGGCGACACGTACAAGATCGGACGCATCGGTCAGAACGCGTTCGTCGATCGTGGGATCAGCACGGCGATGATCGCGGAAATCATGAAGCGCCACATGGAGAACCCGGTGGCTGCATCTAAGGAGATCGAGAAGCTCATTAAGGAGACGAAGTGACCGACGCACGAGAAATAACCATCAAAGAGAAACTCATCCTGGAAGCTCTGGATGAGACAAATCTCGAAGCGTTCAAGATCGCGATGCTGATCGGCTGCTCGCTGGACGATGTTCGCAAGGCCGGCGCGCTGGATGGGATCGATCTCGAAGAGCGTGAGAAACTGAACGACCTCAACAAACAGATCGAGTTCCTCGAGAAATCGCTGACTCGACTCAAGAAAGAACGAGACAACCTATAAGGAGAAGTGATGGACATCAACGCCGCCATTATTCTGATGGTGTTCTGTCTGGTCAGCGGTTATGGTCTGTGTCTGCTGGTACAGAAGCTGCAGCTCATCTCTCGTCACGAGTTCCAAGCGTACAGCGATGAGGATTTGAAGGATAAGCGAGAAAGTCTAGCAGGCACAGTTCGGTATCGAGCAGAGCATCATCGGCACATCATCGCCGAACCGCTGAGCTTGATGGTTCGAATCGACAAAGAGCTTGCTAAGCGAGCCAGGCTGAGTACAGTTCGGATGGGTCGATACGAGCTCGAGTCGAAGAAAGACACGAACGCGAAGCTTATCGCGCAGTTCGATGAGGTCTTCGAGATGGTTCTGGATCACGCGGAGTCACGCAAGAAGTCATGATCGATCACGACGAACGACAGAGGTGGGCTGCGATCATTGCGGCCCACCTCTGTGAGACCTGGGGTTGGCTGCCTGATGAGCCAGAAGCCCTACAACTCGGGATGAACATCGCATATTCTCTCGAGCAACTCACATTCAATACTCGAACGTCCCCGGAAGCACTCCTGCAAGGTCTGCTTCCCCTGGGAGCTATGAAAGGATAACCGATGTTTGAACTCGGTCGAGAGGAAACTCACACGCTCGAAAACGTTGAGCTTCTATATATGGGTCCTGGAAACCCTCGATTCACCAACGATTACACACTCGTCATCGGTCTAACCAACGCGCAGGCGGTCTCGATGCTCGATAACGGTTGGAAAGTCGGAGCGAAGGTCAAGGATGAATCCTTTCTTGGTGGGCGCGTCGAGGAAGACTACGTGCTATATCTCGGGATCACTGTCATCAACAAGGCATCTGGTCTCGACAACTTCTATCGACGCCAGACATTCGACAATCAAAGGGCTCGAGTTACTGTCGTAGAGCAGCCCTGGCGATATCGAGACGATCTTAACAGGTCCGGATCCAAACTTTATCTCAGTCGGGTCGAAATGCTTTAAGGAGGAATCATGCATCATCACATGCTCAGGAACGTCAAAGACAAGAACACCAATCGGACGCTGTACTTCGCATGTGATGGATGTGGGGCCGATATTCGAATCACTCGAGGTAACTACCGACGGATGTTTGTCAAGCAGAGAAATCCTCGGAACCAGCGAAACTTTCTCAATCGTTTCAAGAACGGTGGGAATCTCAATATTCATGGCGACCCCGATTGGTTCTGGTACGCCAGCATCCCGATCCAAGCAAGGAGATAATCATGCCCACCATCACCAACTCTGATCTGGACCGCATGCAGACCATGGGTCGGCTGGTCGCAGCAAAGGACAACCAGAAGGCCTTTGAGTCTGCCGCGGAATACCTGGCCGTCTCTCGCCTGGAGGGTAGCAACTTTACCCGCCTGTGGTTCTTCTTCGAGGAGGGTGCTCGGAATAACTGTGACGGTCAGTATCATCTGGACGCGATCAAGGCGCGTCTGAAGGAGCGGGCCGAGGAGCTGTACAACGACGCTATTAAGGAGCAGTAAATGGTTGATTGGAAGGCAGTAACCGAGTTCTTCAACGGAGTCGTACATGACAACCGCCCATCGAATTCGGAAGACCTCCATCTTGAGGTGAAGATCTATTCACCATCGCTCGACAAGACGCTCAGCGTGGTTATTCCCGAGCACCTCGTCGTCGAATTCATGAAGCACGTTCCGACCTTCGAGGCGAAGGTGTGGAGTGGTGTGCAGTTCTGCGAAAGTTGTAACGGTCCTTACGGCGATTGGCTCGAGGAGCAGTACGACGGTCACTGGGACTCCTGCCCATATCGACCTAAGGGTGAGGCGAAAGTCGAAACGGAGCCGCCGAACTCTCCTCTGGGTAAGATCGGCGACGTTGTCGTAATGGACGGCACGTCGTACCGAATCGACAACATTCGAGACATAGATGGCAACATCGACGTCACTCTCAAGCTGGCCAACTTTTTCAGCCAGATGACCAAATCAATCACTTTCAACAAGGGATAGAACAGTGGACAACAAGGAACTTTCCAAGCACATCATTTCCGGCGCCATCTCGATCACCATCGGTCTGGCATTTCTCAGGGGCGGCACTCGATCGCTTCTGAAGTCGCTGGACGGTCTTCTCGAGAAGATTCCGTCTAGGACTGAGTGATGGAGACTGACGCGAAGGCGCAAGTCGAGAATGATCTGGCTTGGAAATTGATCAAGCAGAATCTCGAGCCGACGATTAATGCTCAAATCCAGGGTTTGTTTGATCTCAAGCTCGGTTATCTCAATGAGCTACAATTCGCCAAAGCGGCCATCGATGATGGAAACGATTTGGCAAATCCAATCGCCATACTGTGCATGAGCCAAGCGATTTATGCAGAGCGCCTTATTCACGAACTTAGGAGAATGTAATGACCACGGAAACCGAAACTCACTACATAACCGCCGAGAATCTCCAGCGCGGTGATATCTTCGACTTCGCCGGCTTCGAATACGAGGTGGTCGACGTGCTCAAGACCAGCACCGATAAAATCCTCAAGGTCAAGGCATTCGCCAAGGATGTTGATGGTGGCGCGTTCATGGTCCATCTGGATCTGCATCAGGATCACCCGTTTCGACTCAAGAGCTGATGTTCTACTGCGACACGTGTAAACGTGCGGTGAAAGACATGGACGTTTACGACCACCAACATCCCAAAGGAGAAGAAATGACCATTTCCGAAGAACGAGCTCAGACCGCCATCGCCAAGGCGGCGCAGCGCAAGAAGGACGTCCGTCGAGCGAAGAGCCTCAAGGTGCAGGCATATTCCAACAAAGAGATCGCAAAGGTCATGGGTAAGACCGAGTCGACGGTTCGTGCCCTGCTCGAGGATCGCACCGTCGGAATCAAGATGTTGAAGAGCACGACGGGAAAGACCCATACGATTCGAAGGGACACCATGCACAAGTACGAAATCGTCGCTGATCGCCTCGAGACCGAACTGAAGAAGCACTCTCTGCTGAATGTGGGTCCGGCAATTCTCCCGGTTCTGGGGGTGTCCGTGTCGACTCTCATCCAGGCGGTCGAGCTTCTTGCTGAGCGAGGATACAAGAAGTTCTACATCAAGGTTGGATCGACTACGGTGAGGGTACTCGCTCCGAACGACTGGACCTTCCCGCAGGTCTATGAGAATCGTGCCAACATCTACATGCTGGGATCCAACGAGGTAACCACCAAGGGCCGGCCGAGTCGTCGTACCATCACCACGGTGCAGACGAACACTCTTCCTGAGCCTGTGGTGGTTACCAGCAGCGTTTCATCTCTGGTCCTGCGGATGCGTCAGCTGAAGCGCAAGGGTGAGAGCAACGTATCCATCGGGAAGACGCTAGGGGTCAGTGAGTCGACCGTACGCCGTCATCTCAAGAAGGCGTTGAACGATCGCGAGCTCCTTGTCGAGTACATGCTGGAAGAGCTCGAGGATGCACGTGAGCACCTGCTGCGCAGCGTCGTCGATAGCGCCGTGTTCGAGAATGTCTTCGGTGAAGGATATGGCGATGACTGGCTTTGGCGAGTCCACACCTCTCAGCGAAACGCAACCGTCACCAAGGATCGTGTGACGTTCAATCTGCAGTTCGAGGCCCACCGTCGTAACACTCACAAGGAGGATTAATGGAGGTCGGGCTTCTGATATTGGCGTTGATCACCACCGCCGGTCTGTTCCTGTTCGACGTCTTCATTCTGGCGCTTATCCTTTACACCTGGGTGGATGAGGTGACCTGGGGAAAGATCGAACGTCGCACGTGGGCTTGGTGCTGGCAGTTCGCCGGAACGATCGCCACTAACCTGATATACCTAGCCATTGCGGTTGTGGCTAACATCATGCTCGGAGACTGGGTATGGAGCATGTTCATAGAGAGTATGGAGGAGTAAGTATGGACCACGGAATCAGTTATATGCTGGCGATGCTCATCACACTGGCCACCGGATACCTCGGTATTCGATTCGGACGTAGTATCGAGCGCACAAAGCAGAAGACCGAGAAGGTGAAAACATCGATCGACTCCGACGGCATCAAGATTCCGGTAGTGGATGTCAACATCGGAAATGTCATCTGTGTCAATGGTGGATACTTCGTCTTCTCTGAATGGGATTACGATTCCCTCACTCAAGACATGCGTCTACTGTTTCGTTCGCTCAGCGTGCATGAACATTCCCGTCGGGGACTGAAGTCCAACCTAAAGACCGAAGGATTCGAGAATGACTGACAAGAAGGGCACCGCATATATCATCAAGCCTCACACGGTGGAGCGGATCAGCAAGAAGTTCGATGTTCCGCTGACCGATCTGAGTGAGGAAGATCTGAAGCGACTCGATGGGCGTTATTTCGTCGAGCTTCCCGGGGTGAGTTTCCCGCTCATCTTCACCTACGACGCTCTCTACGAGAACTTCGATTTCGATACGATCGAGGCTTACAGAGGCGAATACTTCATCGTCGAGCCCACCACCGTCGAGAACTACATGAAGCGCCGACTCGAGAAGAACCAGGAGTGACTATGAATGAAGTACGGATGTGGCTGCCCATTACCGAGAAGAACTGGGCAGCCATCGCAGAGACGATTGACGTCAGCGAACTATATATGAAGCGACAGATCGGTGCCTGTGTGGGCTGGGAAGCCGCTCGGACGGACTTCGTGATCACCAGCAATCCGACAGCACCGTTCATCATGATCGACGATAACTACTTCTTCCGTCGCATCTACAAGGAGCGCGATCTGGAGAAGGTGGCGAGTCCCGCGCCTTCGAAGGATGTCCGAGATATGTCATTCCAGGACTTCATGTCTCGGATGTGCACAACTCTCGAGAAGAAGGACGATGCGTCTTTCATGCGTCGCATGGATGCATATCTCGACGAGACATCGAAGCGTCGTTGGTCTCAGGCGGAGATGATGGTGTTGTTTGTGTGGCCGGGTAAGTCGCTCGAACAGCTCAAGAAAATGCTCCCTAAGCGGAGTGAAGAGGACATCGTCGAGATGAATGCGTATCTGAACTCATGATTACCGACGAGCTTTACGACTATCTTCAGAAGAGATATCGCTCGATCGAGATTCTCGAGAAGCGGAATCGCGAGAACGAGACCATCCTCGCATCGCACTACCCCATTCCCGTCGTATATCGGGAGGGGTTGATGGCTGAGACAGCAGTTAACACGGAAAGGATTCTGTCGCTTAAGAGTGATATCAAGAGGAAACTCGAGGCAGTGATGGTGATGTGCAAATGAAGTGGCGAAAGCGTCTGCATCTGATCCGGAAGATTCTTTTCGGTCAAATGGTGGTACATGGTCTGGAGTTCTACAACCCCGGATATGGAACCACCGAGGTTACCCTGCGAGATGATCGAATCAAGTGGGAACCGACTCATGATGACGAAGACCTGCCATATTGCATGATCACGCCGAGATGTGCTGGTGTCCAGGGTCATTACGGCGAATGCACTAGGTACCTAATCTAAGGAGAGAACTTGATGCTTTGGAAACTTAGGTTCCGCTTCGGTTATATGAAGAGATACGGTTATTTCGAGCGATTCAAAATAGGATTCTCGATCGGCCCTCTTCTATTCTACAAAACCAAGCATGTGGTGTATGTCAAGAAGTATATCGACAGAGCCGCCATGAATGCGTCGTATGTTAACATGGTCAAGTTGGCCTACGATGAAGCCAAAGAAGAACTCTTTCGACTCATCCCGTACGACTTCGGTTTTCTGTTCGTCGGGACGTATTCCGATTACGATATCGACTTCAACCGATACGGCATTCTGGTCGAAGGCATCCCCAGACCACAAAAGACACTCTAAGGAGAGCTCATGGTAGCAATCGGAGACTCAATGCAGCTTCGAAGGGAGGATATCCTCGACTTCCCTGCGGACACGATCAAGCTGATTCTCGAAATGCAGAAGGATGGCTGGCGAGCACAACGCTCGAGCAAAAACCATGTCATGCTTCTTGCGCCAGACGGCGAGACCCGATTGGGGGCTAGCCGAAACCCCAGTAGCGCTAAGTACCTCTCCGAGGATCTTAGGCGTTACAACAAAGCGCAAGGTAAGGAAGAGGTGGTCCCGGTGAAAGTCAAGACCGTCATTCAGAAGCATTCGTGCCCGAGGCCCGGATGTCCCAAGGCGTTTGCTACCGAAGAGGCGCTCAACGTCCATATCGATGTCGAGCATGAGGGCATGATCAAGTGTCCAGACTGCAACAAGACGTTCTTTAGGGCGAGCGCACTTGGTCGACACCGACAGGCGATCCACGGTTATGTGTCGCCAAATCGAGCAAAGCGTCTCGAGCAGGTGGCCAAGCGCAAGGAGAAGGACGAAGAAATCGACCATTCCGAGCACGTGGTGGGTATCGCCGAGGCCATGGCGAATTCGTCTCGTGCCGGCCTTCCTCCATACGAGGGGGATCTCGTCGAGACTCGAACCGAGGGTTTGCTGACTCGCCCGCATGTCGACATCACGAAGGTCGACTCCGAGTCGGTAAGCATCTACATCGAGCCGGATCCTCAGGACGTCGAGCACATCAGCTTCATCGATGATCGTGATAGCTGGACGCTCGACCTCGAGGATATTCTCGACATGGACATCCGCACTCTTTCAAGGGTGTTGGGTGCTGCAGGACTGAAGCTCGAACTAAGGACGTGGAAAGGAGAAGGATGACCAGGTACTGGATAGCTGACTTGCACCTCTGGCATTTGCGTGTGTCCGTTATTCGAGGATTCGCAAGTGTCGAGGCGCATAACGACCATCTGATGAGTCAGTTGATGAAGCTTACCGCTCAGGACCAACTTTGGGTTCTGGGCGATATCTCCTCCGGACGTCCCGAGGAGGAGAAGATGGCGCTCGCCCTCCTTAGCGAGGTTCCAGCCAGCCTGGAGCTCATCGCAGGAAATCACGATGGTGCGAGCTCGATCCACAGGGATGGCTACAAGAAGCAGAAGGAGTGGCTGCGTGTATTCAACTCGATTCAGCAGTTCGGTAGGATTCGCATCGGTGGGCGTCAGGTTCTGATGTCTCACTACCCGTACAGCAGGAGTGGAGATGGAAACCGAACCACCTCTCGCTACCATGAGTACCGACTGCAGGACATGGGTCTGCCTCTGATCCACGGCCACACTCATCATGACGATGTGCATCTCAATGGCGACACGTCTCAGTTCTGTGTGTCCTGGGACGCCAGACGAAGACTGATCGGGGAGGGCGAGATCTCTGCTTGGATAGAGGGATACTCGCCCGTCCTCGACGCCCAATCATAAATCGACAAGGAGACAAACCGTGGGTTTCGAAATCAAGATCACTTCCCCAAGTAACGACGAGGTCTACTACGACGAGCTCAACAAGCGAATCGAAGATACGGTTCGCGAGTTCTTTTCCCGCAATCCAAAGAACGGCGCCTTTGTCCGAAGCATCAGGGATGCGATCGAGGTTGATGATGACGAGGATGACGAGAATCCGGACCCCTTCACTCATATCTACAAAACTCGTAGAGATGCCGAAATGATCATCCATGGGCTCTCGGGACAGATCGCGAATTACGGTTATGCGACGGTTGCAGATCTCAAGACGCTTCTGTCCCTACCGAGTGAATTCCAGGACATGAAACATGGATGGGCCGATTTGTCGGTATGGGCCGTCACTCATCACCTCCATGACGGGGGATTTCGCATCACCTTCCCTCGCATGCTCAATCTCGATATCTGATGGAGATCACTTACACCAACTGCGAAGACGACGAGCCTCACGACGAACACGAGTTGGGGGACGATGGCATGGTCTGCATCGGCAGGCAGTATCCGAAATGGCGACCATCCGAGGAGGATTGATGGCATCTCCGAACAACACGACGGTGGCCAATGGATATCCCTTGGGTCGACCGGACGATCGCGATGAAGACACGTTGGACCTTATTGTCGAGGAAGCTATCGACAAGATACCGATGGCCACCCGATTGTATCCGGATGTCTACAGTTGGAGTGTAGTAGACGCCATCAGCCAGTACCTAAAAGACAATGGATATCAAGTAATACGGAGGTAATAGATGACCGTAACATTCACCACTCGCGTCGGCCCTGGATTCGTTCCGGGGCCGACGTTCGAGTCGATGTATTTCCCTGCCGGCGAAGCCCACATCAAGATCGTCAAGGAGATCGAGAACTCGGGTCCGCTCACGCAGATCGCCAGGATTGACTCCGCCGACGCAAATGACCTAATGACGGTCGCAATGTGGGCGGATGCATGCTGGCGTCGTGAGGAGAAGACGATTCTTCTCATGCCATATCTGCCAGGTGCTCGAGCAGATCACTCGGACTTCGTCCCCCGAGGAGCGGAGGTCTATGCGAGATTCGTCAATGAGATGATTATCGATCAGGTTATTTGCTTCGATCCGCACAGCCCCGTCATGCCGTCACTTCTGAACAACTGCACAGCCATCGACTCGACTCGTCTGGTGAGACAGCATGTCGTAGGCAAGGATGACGACGAGCATCCTCAGCGTTATCAGGGAATTATCGCTCCGGATAAGGGTGCGATTGCTAGGGCTCGGGCCGTGTCCGACGCATGTCATCTGCCGTTGTATCTGGCGGAGAAACATAGGGATAAGGACACCGGCAAGCTTTCTGAGTTCACCTGTCGAGGTCTTCCGGACGAGGGCAAACTCCTCGTGGTGGACGATATCTGTGATGGTGGAGGCACCTTCATGGGATTGGCTGAGGCAACAGGTCTCCCCATGGAGCGTCTCGGACTCTACGTCTCACACGGTGTATTCTCCGGAAACGCCAGCAACCTGTTTGCTTACTATGACGAGATCTGGACGACAGATTCTCTCCATTCGGCAGACGCATTCATCGTTCGCGCCAAGTCTCAGCTCATCAATCCGAGCCGAGCAAACATCATCCCACTCGCTGCAACCATGAACGGATATATCAAGTGACCCTCGCTAGTCCCATCTTCCCTCTTCTTCAGACCGACGCATACAAGATCGATCACCGCCGGCAGTATCCGGACGGAACCAAGGCCGTTTACTCCAACTACACCAACCGAGGATCTCGAATCGAGGGTATTGATCATGTTGTCCACTTCGGACTCCAGGCCTTCCTCCAGAGCTACTGCATCGAAGCTTTCGAGCCGTTCTTCGCGGCATCCGAAGACGAGGTGGCTGAGCTCTACAAGGACGCCATCGTCAACATCATCGGACCGAACGAGGTCGGAGAAGAACATATCCGGGCCCTTCACCGACTCGGATTCCTTCCGCTCCGCTTCTCGGCAGTTCCCGAAGGTACATTGGTCCCTCTACGAGTACCTAGCTTCACCATCGAGAACACCCTTCCCGAGTTCTTCTGGCTGACGAATTTCATCGAGACTGTCGTGAGTGCACACGTGTGGCACCCCTCGACGGTAGCGACGATCGCGAGCACATATCGTACGGTGCTTGAGAATGCTGCTGCTCTCACGGGAACTCCTTTCGAAGCTGTCGATTTCCAGCTGCACGACTTCTCATATCGTGGGCAGGTCGGTACTGAGGCCGCGGCTATCTCGGGTCTCGGTCACCTGCTGAGCTTCAAGGGATCGGACACGCTGCCCTGCTTCGACTATGCGCGTCGGTTCTACGCCGGCGACAACGGTCTTGTGCTGGCGTCCGTCGCAGCCACTGAGCACTCGGTCATGTGTGCTGGTGGAATGGATGACGAGTTCGGTACTTACGATCGCCTTCTGGATCTGTATCCTTCTGGCATCGTCAGCATCGTCTCGGATACCTGGGACCTGTGGAAGGTTATCACTGAGATCCTTCCTCAGCTGAGCGAGAAGATCATGGCTCGCGAAGGAAAGGTAGTCATCCGTCCTGACTCGGGCGATCCTGTGGATATCCTGTGCGGTACCGTTGTCGGTTGGGGCGAAGACTACGCTACGCCGTCCGAGAAGGGTGTCGTCCAGCTGTTGTGGGAGGAGTTCGGTGGAACGATCAACGATCTCGGCTACATGGAGCTGGACTCGCATATCGGTGCCATCTATGGTGACTCGATCACACTCGATCGGGCGGCCCAGATCACGTCTCGTCTCGCACTGAAGGGCTTTGCCTCTGGCAACGTGGTGTTCGGCGTGGGCTCGTACAGCTACCAGTACATCACGCGTGACACCTTCGGTAGTGCCATGAAGGCTACCTGGGTGGACATTCTGGGTGTTGGGCGTGATATTCAGAAGTCCCCTGTGACCGACAGTGGGCTCAAGAAGAGCGCGACCGGACGTCTGGCTGTCCTTCCCGATGGACAGGGTAGCCTGCGTCTGGTGGAGAAGGCCACGCCCGAGGATGAGGCTAACTCTGTTCTTCAGCCGGTGTGGGAGAATGGGAAGTTCCTTCAGTACCAGTCGCTGGCTGATGTGCGCAAGCACCTGGCTGCTTCTCGAGCATTCTTGGGGAAGTAATGGCTGGTTCGCGTAGACCATATGTGGTCGAGATTCCAGTCAGTCGCGGAAAGGTATTGTTCCAGACCGTAGATAATCATGTGGAGATGATTGTCTATGACGAGGAAGGAAACAACACGAGCGTGGATATGGACCTCACCGATCGTAAAGCCATTCTCGACTTCCTTCCCATGATGAAGGCCCGATAGGAGAACCGTGCGTCAGTACGCGGCATATTACGACAGTGCCACTGGTAAGTACAAGGTAATTCAGATCGATGACGATGGATATTGGTTCAACTTCATCGAAGATGCGATCAGCATTGAGAACGCCAAGGAAGTAGCTCGCGTCCTCAATGAAGCAGAAGTAGCTCGTTACACCACCGACTAAGGAGAAGAACCGATGATCAACCTCACCATCAACGTCCAGAGTGTCGACCCCAAGCTCGAGAAGAAGCTGAAGAAGGCTGTCGGAAAGATCCTCGAGCTCGAGAAGGCCGCCAACGACACGAACTACAGCATCGACAGTTCGTTCTCGGTGCATAAGCGTCCTCAGGTTAGTGGATATGTCCGTGGACAGGCTCACTACCCCAACCGACAGGTCGACATGGTCGACGAGTGAGTAAAGCCCCTGCCAGGTCTTCGCGGATCTGGCAGGGGCTTTCCCTTTTTCGCGCATATCACAAGGTATATAATGACACCCCTAGAAAGGAAACATCTATGTTTGGCAAGAAGGAAAAACACCTCCAACTCTTGATCGAACGCATGTCTCTCCTCATCCGCGCCACCGAGGCACACGAAGAGATCTTCGCGGTACTCAAAGCTAATGACGTCGACCCGACTGACGAACAGCTTCGTGAGTACAACGAATATCTGGACGACATCGAGTGGTTGGATGAGAAGATCGTGCGCATCCAAGAGTACAGGAGCAATCCCCCCAAGCCATTCTGGAAGAAGCTTTTCCGGAAGTAAGAGAGGGGCTCTTCGGAGCCTTTCTTTTTCGCAAGAATCACAGCTCCTATAATGACACCCCCTCTGAAAGGAAAGCATCATGCCCAACAAGAAGAAGGTTGCGCCTTACACTCAAGACGAGCAGGCAGCAATGACTCTGGCAGCGAACATGTTCCGCGCAGCGATCTCGAACCCGTCCACCACCACGGACCAGTTCGACGACCTGCTCGAGAACTACACGCTGATCACGAAGATCTGCTACGAAGCCCGTCACCAGCGTATCCTCGCCGACCGACCCCTCTGGAAGAAGCTCACCAGCAAGAAGAAGTAGATCAGAAAAGCTCGCCTAATCCGCGGGCCTTTCTGTTTTTCGCATATATCACAAGGGCTATAGTGACACCCACTTTACCTACCAAGGAGACCCAATGTTCAAGCCCGAAGCACACCGCGTCACGCGAAACAGCCTCGAGTACTGGACGAACTTCCTCCAGGATCCCAAGATCTTGGTACACAGGCATCACAACAGAACCCCGAAAGTCGGGGACTACATCACATACGTCAACATCAGCGTTGACTCGATAGTCCCTGGTCCTCGGCCGTATCTGTCGACGATCGAAATGTACTACGTCTTGTCCCCTGAGGAAGTCGCCAAGCACTACGACGCTGAACTCGTATGGAAGCGGTCTTTCGCCGGACCCAAGTACATCCTCACGGCAAAGCAGTAAAAGAGGATCGCTCGCATATCTAGCGGGCCTTTCTCTTTTTCGCACGAATCACAGGGCCTATAATGACACCCCAAGCACACAACCAAAGGAATTGAAATGAACACCAAGCAGGCTCTTGCCATCGCCATCCCCGTCACCGTCGCTGCCACCATCGGCGCGACCATCGGAATCAAGGCGATCACGCAGCACGCCTTCGACGTCGCATTCAACGGTAAAGGTTACAAGCCCAAGAAGTAAAGAGTTTCGCTCGCATTAACTGCGGGCCTTTCTCTTTTTCGCACATTTCACAAGTGCTATAACGACACCCCCGAAAGGACATCAATCATGAAACATGTTGAAGCTCAGGACGTCGTTTGGATGAACACCATCCGATTCCAAGGTGAGACCCACCACGTCATCAACTCCACATTCGACAACGAACAGGAGAAGGTGCTGCTGTGGCTCAGTCCCACCGACGGATTCGGACCAGACAAATTCATCGGCGTCCCGCCCAAGTTCAGCTTTGAACTGATCGAAATCCCCATCACTCTGTAAAGAGCCGGGCCCTAACCTGGGCCTTTCTCTTTTTCGCACTAATCACAAGGCATATAATGACACCCCTCTGAAAGGAATCATCACCATGGATTCAACCACCAAGCAGACGATCATCGTCGCTGCTGCCGGCACTCTCGGTGCATACGTATTGTTCTTCGGAATTCCGTTCCACGGAACCATCAACAACTACGTTCACAACCGTCAGCTCCTCAAGCAGCAGAAGATGCGATACGAGCACGAAGAACGTATGGCCAAGATCAACCACGAAGAGAAGTAACGGAGTTAGACCCAGCCCATGGGTCTTTCTTCTTTTGACAATATCTTTTCCCTAAGGAGCATCATGCTGGATGAACAGGAAACTCCGTACCGTAAGTCGTCGACGAAGACGACCCCGCCGAAGGCTGATCACAAGCATGAATACGTGGTCATCTTTATGATGAGCAAGATCCGTCGATTCAACGGAACCATCACCGATGTGAAGTACAGGTTCGATCTCCCGCCCATCTGCATCGACTGTGGACACACCGTCAAGCGTCGTTGGGGACAGAAGTTCGTGGAGCTCGAAGTCGATTTCACCGAGTACCATCGACTGAGCAAGGAACGTTCGTGACATTCAACTTTGAAGCATACGAGAAGCTCAAAGCTGACATGGATGCTCGACAGAATGCTTATCCCGATGTGTGTTATTGGGTGAGCTGTGATGAAGAGCGAATCGCCGGATCGCTATATTGTCTGCCTCATGGTTTTCGAGCGGCTCTGCAAGATCACCTACTATTCAGGAGGCCAAACAGCAATGGCTAGACCGTCCGCCACAGATTGGGATATCTGTAAGAACTGCGAACACACTGTCAACACCCATACACACAAAGGAGTGATTGGCGACTGCAGCGGATATCTGTGTGAGTGCAAGAACTACGAGAAACGTCAGACCGCGTAATACACACACGATATAATGATACCTCTCTATGAAAGGAAAACTCATGCCTGACCGTAAAAGAATCATGCTGGAGGTCTACGTAGATCTGGATCCCATCCCGGGCGCAATGCACACAGAAGCAAGCGCTCGAGCCATCATCCAGACTCTTCTGGACAGCGGCATGTCGCATTACAATCCTCGAGTTACCATCAAGGAGTAGTAAGAAGAGGCCTCTACGGAGGCTTTCTTCTTGGCATTTTGGGTGGTCATGGAGGATACGCGACGATGTGGGCTATGAAAAAATTGGCATTTTCGATGCTGCGTAGCCGTAGATTGGTGGTCATGTGGGTGTCATGGTGGTGGTTTGGGGGCGTCATGGGTGGGACATGGGTGGTCATTTGGGATCGTATAAGTCGATCGGACGGCTGATTATGGCCAAAAAGTGGCCCAAAAAAAGGACAAAACTACCCATAAAATCTCGGTCAAATCCGGTCAAATGGTCAAATCTGAAATTGAAAATTTTGGTCGGCCTCGTCGCGAAAGGTCGTTTTGGTCAAATAAGTGGCCAAATGGTCAAATCTGAAATCAAAAGTGGCCACGATTTTAAGGCCCAAAAACCCCGGAATTACGCGGTTTTCTTGGTCACTTTTATGGGTAATGGTCAAATGGTCACTTTTTTTTATAGATTTGATGAAAGTAGTTAAAATGGGCTTTTCCAGGAGCTAATGGATTTTGCCCAAATAAATGGCCAATTGACCAAATGGGTCACTTTTGTGGGTAGCGCAATTTACGCATGCTATATAATCCCATCTCGCTAGAGAACACTTGTAACATTCGCAACTTTGGTCACTTTTATGGGTAGCGAATAACACACGTGCTATAATGAAAGGAGTAGGATGTGACGCAACTCACGTCTTGCCTTTTTCATTTGTTTCTTGAAAGGAGGCAAGCATGCTGGAGAGTGCCTATCAGGCAAGACTCATCAAGAGGTTGGAGCGAGACTTCAACGGATGCGTGATCATGAAGAATGATCCCAACTACCGTCAGGGCTTCCCTGACCTTTTGGTTTTGTTTAACGACGCTTGGGCGTGCCTCGAAGTGAAAGCTACCGAGAGCGCACCATTTCGTCCAAACCAGGAACACTGGATCAAACGTCTTCGCGATATGTCATTCTCTGCGTGCATCTACCCGGAGAATGAGCACGAGGTACTGTCGGCTCTTAGAGAGTTCTTCGGAACCGCGTAAACTCGTGCAAGGAGAAAATCGATGAAATTTAACAGACACCCCGAGTTGGAAGGAAAGCACGCGTTCCTATCTGCTTCCGGCTATCACTGGATTCGTTACACTGACGACAAGATCCTTGATCGCCTAGAAACTCATATGTCGGCTCAGCATGGTACGCGTCTTCACGCGGTAGCCTCTGAGCTTATTGAGCTCGGTCTAAATCTTCCGCCTAATCGCACGACCCTCAACATGTATGTCAATGATGCCATTGGTTTCCGCATGTCTCCTGAGGTTCAGCTAATGGCTAGCTATAATGCGTTCGGTACGGCCGACGCAATCTCCTATCGCAGGGAGCGTCCTAAGGACAAGCTGATGACTCTTCGGATTCACGATCTTAAGAATGGTGTCCATACTGCAAAGATGGATCAACTCAAGATCTACGCTGCCTACTTCTGTATCGAGTATGCTGTTAACCCGAATGACATATTCATCGAACTGCGTATCTATCAGAATGATGACGTCGTGATTACGAACTCTCTCGAGGATGAGAATCTTGGCGCTGACATTATGACGATCATGGGTCGCACCCTTCACTTCGATAAAATCATTACCGAGCGCCGTATGGAAGTCTTCGGTTAAGAAAGGCTATATCTCTAATGACCGATGTGGATGACTTTCTCGCCCACTTTGGCGTTAAGGGTATGAAGTGGGGAAAGCGTAAGATTGAGCGTAAGACTGCTCAGCTTGAGAAATCTCGAGCCGCTAATTACGACAAGCTTAAGAATCGCCTAGCTACTGAAGATACTAAGTGGTCGAAAATGACCACTCCAGAACTACAGGCAGCCAAAGCCAAACTTCAGAACAGGCTTAAGAACGCCGACGGCAATGATATCTTCTTTAACGCCTCGGCTGGCGTGAAGCTGTCTAAGTCTCAAAAGATAGCAATGAAGTTGGACGATCAAGGTATCAAAGAGAAGTCTGAATACGGACTGCTCACATCCAGCGAGCGTATGAAGATATATGCTTTGGAGAGGCCTACCGATAAGAGTCGAGCCATTCGAAAGGCTCTGATCGGACAGAGTGTTGGACTTGGTGTGGCCATGATCGGTACAATGGGCGCTCTCAAACTTGCAGGAGGAAGCCCGGCTCTTCAGAGACAGGGTCAAATGACTACCGTCGCAGTACTTGGTGCTATCGGTGGAAAGATCATGGTTTCCGAAATCAAGGGTATCAAAGCCGCCAACAACAGTCTTCAGGTTCATGAAATCGATAGGGAACTTCGGATTCGTTCTAAGAAGAAGTAGTTCTCACCCCTCTGGCTAACGCCACGAACACAACTGAATATCGACAATCCACTCTTGAGGTTCTCAGGTAAGCTACTGAGGATCGCCTGTACAAAGGGAAAATATGGAAACCTCGCTTGATCTCTTTGACCGTCTCTTCGCTGAGCGTTCAGAGAATGGAGAACTCTCTCACGAAGGAGTTCTTCGTAAGTCCGGTCGTTATCCTTGGGGTTCTGGTGAAACACCTTACCAGCGCAACAAGGGATTCCTTCAGTATGTGGACGACATGGCCAAGGGTGGTATGTCTGAGGCTGAGATTGCTAAGGCGATCTTTCCCGACAACCCTCGCGCTTCGTCTTCGGATATCCGTGCACTGAAGGCTATCGCCAAGTCCCAGAATCGCGAAGCCGATATCACCAACGCCATCAACCTGCGCAACAAGGGCATGTCCAATGTTGCGATCGGTAAGCAGATGGGTATTCCGGAATCTTCGGTTCGCTCCCTTCTTAACCCTTCGCTTCGTGAGCGCAACGATATCATCATGGCTACTGCCGGCGAGCTTAAGCGCATGCTCGGCGATGATGGATATCTTGACATCGGTAAGGGTACTGAGGCTCATCTCGGTATTGCCGAGTCCAAGAAGAAAGTAGCAATCGCTGCGTTGGAAGAGGAAGGCTACAAAGTCTTCTACGTTCCTGTCCAACAGCTGGGCACAGGAAAGAACACCAACACAATGGTTCTGGCTCCTCCTGGAACTACCTTCCCCGACGTCATGAAGAACCAGGATAAGATTCGTTCTGTCACTGGTCACAGCGAAGATGGCGGACGTTCGTGGATTCCAACTAAGCCTCCCCAGCATGTCGACACTAAGCGTGTCGGTGTCCGTTACGCTGAAGAAGGCGGCGCGGATATGGATGGTGTCATTCAGCTTCGTCGAGGAGTTGATGATATCTCCCTTGGTGGAGCACAGTATGCACAGGTTCGAATCGGTGTGAACGGCACGCACTACCTTAAGGGTATGGCGATGTATGGAGACGACAAGGACTTCCCGCCTGGCGTCGACATGATGTTCAACACCAACAAGAAGCGTGCGGATATCGGTGACGACAAGCTCGCTGCTATGAAGCCCATTAAGAAGAACAAGCAGACTGGCGAGGTGGACGAAGTCCTCCCCTTCGGTTCTATTGTTCGTCAGCGTGAATATACAGACGCTAAGGGCAAGAAGCACCTGTCGCCTATCAACATCGTTGGAACAGAAGGTCGGATATCTGGTGAAGAAGGCGGTTGGAACGAGTGGTCTCGCACCCTCTCCAGCCAGATGCTTTCTAAGCAGCCTCCGGCTCTGGCCAAGAAGCAGCTCGGTCTCTCGTATGATGCTAAGAAGTCTGAATTCGACGAGATCATGGCACTATCCAATCCGGCAGTCAAGAAGCAGCTCCTCAAGGAGTTCGCCGATGGCGCGGATTCTTCGGCTAAGCATCTCAAAGCCGCAGGTCTCCCTCGCACAAGGAATCAGGTTATTCTTCCGATCAACAGTCTGAAGGATAACGAAATCTACGCACCTAACTATCGTGATGGTGAAACCGTAGTTCTCGTTCGCCATCCCCATGGTGGTATATTCGAGATTCCTGAGCTGGTGGTTAATAACCGCAACAGAGAGGCGAATCGTGTTATCAAAAATGCAGCGGATGCGGTTGGCATTAACTCTAGGGTTGCTGCTCGCCTTTCTGGAGCTGACTTCGACGGCGACACCGTCCTGGTAATCCCGAACAACAACAAGAGTGTCAAGACAAAGGGTTCCCTTGCTGGTCTGAAGAACTTCGATCCTCAGACGACCTACAAGATGGATCGCCCCAATGGGCTCACGCCTAAGGGTAAGCAGAAGCAGATGGGTGACATCTCGAATCTCATCACTGATATGACGATCAAGGGCGCAAACGACAACGAGATTGCTCGTGCGGTGCGTCATTCGATGGTTGTAATCGATGCTGAAAAGCACAACCTCAACTTCCGTCAGTCGGCTCTAGACAACAACATCTCTGAGCTAAAGACTAAATATCAGGGCGGCCCCAAGGCCGGCGCTTCTACACTCATCTCTAAGGCTAAGTCTACGCAGTATGTAGACGAGCGTAAGGATGCTACCACTCTCACTACACGCAACGTAGACCCTGCTACCGGAAAGCGGATTCATACCCCCACCGGTAAAGAGTATACGGTCACTAAGGTGAACAAGCGTACTGGTGTAGAGACTGTGTCCACTGTGCGTAAGCAGTCCCGTTCTACTAAGATGGACGAGGCTGAGGATGCACGTTCGCTGATCTCTGATAGGAACACTCCTATTGAGAACGTTTATGCAGATCACGCCAACAAGATGAAGTCCCTTGCTAACGCAGCCCGTAAAGAGTACATCCTTACTAAGCCCCGTCTCTATAGCGAGTCCGCTAGAAAGACCTATGCCGAAGAAGTGGGTACCCTCAACGCCAAGCTGCGTACAGCACAGATGAATGCTCCTCGTGAGAGGCAAGCTCAGCTGCTAGCCAACACTATGATCCAGGCCCGTAAGCAGGCAAACCCTGACATGGACAAGGATGATCTCAAGAAGGAGAAGGCTCTAGCGCTTAATGAGGCTAGAGCCCGTGTTGGTGCAGGCAAGGAAGTAATCACGTTCACACAGCGTGAATGGGATGCCATCCAGGCAGGTGCTATCACTACCAACAAGCTGACAGCTATCCTACAGAATGCTGACATGGATCAGGTACGTCAACTGGCTACCCCTCGTGAGCGTACTGTTATGAGTGATGCTAAGATCCTCCGTGCTCGACAGCTGGAGGCTAATGGCTATCCTCAGAGTGAGATTGCTGACATGCTTGGAGTACCCGCCTCCACCCTCAACGACGCACTCAAGTGAAAGGAGTGACTATGGCTATCGACGATGTGATGCTTACAACTATCGACAATCCTTGGTCGCCTTTCACTCATTACGATGAGTGGCTGGCCTTTGACGAGGCACACGGCTACTACAGTAATGCATTGCTCGCTAGGGTAACTGTCAGTAGTAACGAGCTGTCCGAGTATGACCAGGAGCTAGACATTATCAAGGCGATTGATGAAATCGTTACTGAGAATGCTTCTGGAATGCATCGTAAAGTCTCCCCAGATTCTGTAATGGGATCTGTCGCAGCTTAACGATCGACGAAATCTGTCGCGACACGCGATGGGGGGAGGGGGGTCTCGTAAAAGTGACCCCCCTCCTGCATCGCTTCCCTCCCCAAAAATGCCCCGGGGGAGATTTTTTAAGAGACCTTTGCACTATGCAGCGGTCGTACGGGTTGCTTCAATGGGTCTATGGCGGAGAGGACGAACGCGCCTGACTGTAAATCAGGTATACCACGCCCTGGTTCGAATCCAGGTGGACCCACCAACACGCGTTATACACTTTTACTTAACTCTGTAGAAGTCGTCAACAAGTGTTATACATCTTTACGAAACTATTAGGAAAGCAGGTGAAAGCCATGACCAACTCATCGGAACCAGTCAACAAGTCGGCTGCGAGCTTCCTCTCTAGGGAAGACTATATCGCGATCCGTGAAGTGCTCATCGCCTGGCGTGAGGACGGCGTTGCCAATCCTCTTCTTCCGTCCAACGTTGACATCAACGGTGACGGCAAGACCGACTCTTATGGACTCGACGCTTTCGACAATGTGATCTTTGTCACGGGCGTTAAGCTCAAGGACACTGTGTATGTTTCCGATGGTGACGACATGATCGACCACGAATTGGTTGAGGTCTAATCATGTCTCTCACTTTCGTAACTCGAGATGGGCAGCGGCTAACGCCGTACATGCTCTACCAGATCAATCGACTCGATGCGGCTTTCTTTGCACGCTTCGGCTTGCACATCATCGTGTCGTCGGCCATCCGGACCTACGCCGAGCAGGAAGCTATCTTCCGTTCGCGCTATGTCACCGCTGGCAACATCAACGGTCGACGTGTCTACGACACTCGCGTTTGGAACGGCGTTACTTGGTATCGCATTTCCTCCGCGGGAACAGTCGCCGTACCCGGCACGAGCAATCACGAAGTCCAGGGCACCAAGGCCGCGGTCGACATTCGCGATACTGG